AGCGGTGACCCGAGCGGCCTCCCGAGCGGCGTCCCAAGCGGCGACCCCAGCGGCGACCCCAGCGGCGTCCCGAGCGGCGTCCCAAGCGGCGTCCCAAGCGGCGGCCCAGCTTTTTAGAATTTCAATATCGAAATCGAGTTTGAAACCAAAAGGAACCAATAACTTAAAATGAGTACGGATCAGTGTTTTAGCTTTCTTCTCGTCCGTTCCTTTGAACCATGGGATGATTTTTACATCTTCCTGAATTTTCTTGATCTTCTTTTCCAGATTAACAGCCCATTCGGGAACTGGCAATTCACCTAGACTTTGAGCTTTCGCTACGCGGATTTTATCGTCATCCTCACCGAGAATGGGCGAGAGAGGAATCACTTTGAGGATACGAAATGGGAACGTCGCGTACTTCAAACCTCCTTCGATTTTCTTAGCTAAATGAAGTCCTTTTCCGCAAGGGCCATCGGGAGCGGCATCTGAAATTTCCACGATGCCATTAACGGGCCATTGGAAGGATTCATCGTAGAAGCTCTTATAATCTGGTCGAACCAGTTTCAGGTAGTCAGTCATTTCTCACCTTTCCCGCAGGAGCGGTTCATTCGTGATCTCCGTCCTTGATCTCGCCGCACGCTTCACACGCACAAACATCATCTTTCTGACATGGCGTAGGTCTTTCGCATCGTTCACACCAATGATTACCATGAATAATGACTGTCATCCTCTCGCCTCCGGGGAAGGGCTACTTAATTCCAGCCTCTTTCTTTCCCGCCTTATTTGCACTGTCCTTTTCCTTGTCTAATTGCTCATCTTGTTTAGTCAAGTCAGGTGCATCGAGAATCTTTACTCCCTCGCGCTCATAACTTGGCATTCTATCCGACGGTGGTTTCTCGTCGCTTGCATATTTCATCGACGGATTGACACTCGATTCTACGCATACCCCCTCCACATCTGAAGGTTCATATCCAGATTTACAAGCCAGCACGGGCGTGGAAAGTATGAAGACTATCAGTACATAAATCGATTTCATTAGGTTTTATGCACGCCATTGATCGTCCATTGAACCATCGGCGCCGCCGGTCCGATCACCGTTGTGATGGTGACAGCGTTACCTGTCACAGCGTAACTCCCTGCCATCCCACCCACCCAAGTGCTGCCGATCTGTGTCCAAGGTTGACCTTGCCAGGAGATATAGACATTCAGCACGTCTCCAGCGTCTAAGTTTAAGTTTGGAACGATCTGGGTGACCGTCGTTTGTGGGAAAGAATAGGTTCCTTCGTAACTAAACGGGGTCGTAGAATTAAGGCCAGCAGGTCCCATCAACCCTGGTAAGCCGGTTTCCCCCGATGGCCCTTGAGACCCCGCCGCACCGTTTGTTCCGTTTTGACCTGGATCGCCTTTGGGTCCTTTACACGCCATTAACAACAAGAGTCCGAGAACTGCGAGTTTCGTTTTCATGGATCAATTCCTTTCGTTCGTGCAGGTTCTCGGTCTGCGTTGCCTTCCAATACCAACTTCAGTTGATGCAATTCTTTGTCCGCTTTGGCCCAGTGGCCGTTTTCGATGTCTGAGGAAATCTGTTCAATCTTTAAGTCAATGTCGGTATTAGTATGGAAAATCTGATTTAAACTTTTATCGGGCCTAGCTTTAGCGTCTGTCATGTAACGTGATGGCGAAATATCCTGGCGAATGTACATCACTGCATAGCAATAGCCTATCACCCATAGAATCAACAGGGCCGGAACCATAAAAGACCAAACAGAACAAGGCGGTTCAGGTTTAGCGCAGTCAGGTAATTCGTTTAAAGGGGTTTCAATGGAAGGAAAAGTTAGTCCTTGTAAAGGTTTCATGGCTTTGGCGATCCGTTTCTTGTTGATCCCTAGCTTCTTTTCTTTCATGACCCCTCCATTACTTTCTTGATGAACACTTGGGCTTCGCCAGTTTTAAGTTGCCGAGGAGTGAAACGATAGACTCGCCATAAAAGCCGTGTGGCTTCATTGTACTTATCCATGTCTCCAATAAAGCCCAAAGCGCGATTATGACGGCCTCTGGACCATATACCTCCTTCAATCTCGACAGCAATGGATCTATTTGGCCAGCAATAATCAAAGCGCCATCGGCGGGTTGGATGAAAGCGGTATTCGGTTTCCGGTGTTTCGATGCCATAAGGTCTCCAGATTATGTCCGTCACAAAACCATTGAGCTTTGACCTGTTTTATCAAAAGGCGTGAGTATGTAAAGGTTGTCAGAAGGCGTCTTGCCGCGGATGAACTGGATCACATGGCCTTCCTTACGCATCTCGGACATCCTGGCGCGATATTCGGCAGCTAAGGTGGTCTGCATGATTTGACCCAAGGTTAGCTTGTATCCATAGCGTTGAAAGAGTTCCATGAGTTGAGCGTGTTGGGTCATAAGATACTATTCTCTGGTTTATAGATAACCACCATAGAAGGAAATGGCGCTCGATCCCGACCGGAGAAATGCAAGCGTCCTTTTAAAAATCTGATTTCGTATTGTTTTTTATAAACCCAGTCATGAAACCATTGTGTATCTGTTCGAGCAGGAACTAAAGCCACTATAAGGACGCCACGTTGTGATTCCATCCACGCTTTCTTCATCCATAACCGTATATCCCGACCATAGGGAGGGTTCATATACACACGATAACCTCGCCAGTCTTGTTCGAGTCCGTTTTGTACTTTCGTGAAATACTTAACACATTTATAGTTTTCCAAAGAGGCACAGGGATCCAAGGTAAAGTGAAATTCATTATCTAGTTTAAAGTAGAAATCTGCTGGAGTAGAATACTCTTCTGAACGCGAAGAAAACAATGTTCCGAAGCTTTTTTCATTACGACCCATTATTTTGACCCCTTCATCGCCTGTATTTCCTCATAGGTAAGGCGCTCGGACTCTGGCGGTATGTTTTCTTTATAGAGCTTGGAGTTCTGCGTAGGCATCAGGTTCCCGAACTCTTTAGCCTTTTTCATCCAAGTATTGAGCGCCCTACATACATTCTTTTTTGGGAATTTACTCGGATTTGCTAAATACCAGGCATAGGCTATCGGGATCTGTCGCATCACCGCTTGCTCATCGACTTGGTAGGCATGAGCCCAGATCGGGATGAGTTCAAAGATGCGAACCGAGTGGGGCTTGAACTTCGGCATGAGATCAAAGTCCAGCATTTACAAGACCTCTAGTTTGTCTATGTCCGCGGAATCCAGGATCGCTACATCTGTCAAGGTTCCGTCCTCCAACTTCTCAATCAAGTGCATCTGATGGCCTTCTCCGAGAGAAGGGCAATTATTGACGGCAGTAGGGTACTCCACCGCACTGCCATCGGTAAACGTGACTTTAATCATGGGTAAGTTCCTCGTTAATTTCTAAGTCCAAAGGTTTCTTGAGCAAGGCATGAATCTTGTTGAAGTCGTCGCCAAAGACATCTAGCGTCACACGTTGTACAGTGTCACCCTGGGCATCGACTTTGGCGTTGATGGAAACGATGGTGGCTTTAAAATTCATGCGGGTTCACCGAAGGGAATTTCGTCTTCTGCCGGCGCTTCGTCCATGGGAGGCTCATCTTGGGGTTCAATCTCAGGAATCACCATCGACTTAAGAGGTCGGATGAGTTCTAAGTTATCCCAGTCGCCGTTCACGGACCACATGGTTTTAATCGCCATTCCTTTTAACTGCTCTAAGTCAAAGTCAAAGTTCTTCTTTGCCCCTTGGACTAAAGGAATAAGGTACTTCGTTAATAGCGTGGACTTCTCGCTGTAGCTGAATGTCATCCACCGTGAGAAATGGTTGAACTTGTAGCCTTCCAGAGAGAAAACGAATCTAACGCTATCCACGATGCGGTCTTCCCCCTTGTACGTGCTTTTACGTGATGGATCGCGTTCGACCTTGGCAATAATACCTGGAATCCATTCATCGGGTCTGACTCGTTCAAAGTCTGTGTTACTACGATTGGGTTTCATGAGCTTGCTCCATTCTTTTTTGGTTTAGGGGTATACGGGTTTTGCTTTTCCCATTCTTGGATTGCAGAGAAAATGTGACCACAGCCGGTCAGTACGTCTCGTGCCACTTCAATTCCAGGGAACTCATTACGCTTGAAGATTCGGACTTCTGGCGTTCCATCCTTACCAAAGCGCCCTATGGCTACTTGGCGGTAGAGCCGTTCGTTGTTCTCGGATTCATCAGCCAGGGCATAGCCCCAAGCCTGAATCGCCATTTCCATATAGATACCGCTAGAGGTCTTCCAGTCCAAAAGTGTCAGTTCCCCATCCACCTGAGCCACACAATCTACCGTTCCTGCGTAGTTTAAACGGCAGTTATAGAAGGTTTGTTCGGTTTTAAGGGTCTTGAGTTGATGCTCCTTTTTCCACGCTAAAAAGGCCCCTACCGCTTGCTGAGCGGGGTCTGGGAGGGCCTTTAGATCAATTTCTTGGCCTTTTAGATGGGCTTCGATCCAGGCATGGGCCATTGTGCCTATATCTGCCGCCTCTTGGCCCAGGTCTTTTCCAGACTTCCAGAAGGCCGTATCCTCGGTGAGTTTCCATTGTGCCTCTGCCAGAGGCATCCATTTATTTTTAAAGGTATCGGGGGCATCGGCTTCTACGATGTTTTTAAGCACGTTCAATTTGGCGACCCCGTTCTTTGCCATCCATCCCATCAGCGCTCGGCTCGATATAACCCCTAATAAAGTCGTAACACTAGGGTGACTCTGACCGCATTTTTCATGGGGATACCATCTGTCTCTGCCCTTCTGTTTCGTTTCAGCTTTCATTAGACCTCCAATAGATCAATAGGTTCCATCGCTAACAGTTCCTCGGCCTCTATACATTTCTCACAGTGCATCGGCGTACAACCCCTAGCGTCGTAATCGAGAAAGAAGTCTGCGCCGCAGAGTTCGCACATATAGACGTTGATGCTGTCGGGGTTCATCATCGGTAGATCCTCCGTCGTTCAACGACATAGAAAGCACAAAATATCTCTAACCACATCCTTGCGTGCATCAGTGTAATGTTTTGTCTATTATTCGTAACCATCCAACTATGCTGAAACAAAAATTCATTTGCAGCTATTTTTACATCTTTGCGAAGAACGTCTAGTTTTTCCATGTGATATTCTTTAGCACATTTCTAATAGAATCTTTATGAACATGGTATTTTTTAGCTAATTCGATATAGCCTGGATTTTCTGTATCTCTTATAATTTTAGCGATTTTGAAGTTAAGTTTTTTCCCTCTTTTGAGGAATCTGTCCCTATTATTATCACCGATAGTCCCTATAAAAATATGATCTGGGTTAACACACCAAGGAGTGTCGCATTTATGACAAGCACATAATCCCTTTGGAATATCCCCATACTTTTGCTCATACATAAAGCGATGGGTAAGATGCCATTTTCCACGAAGTAAAAAGCTTCCGTATCCAGCAGTTGATTTTGCTCCCAACCAAAACCAACATTTTGGAGTTATAAATATCTTATCGAACCATCTTAACTTAAATGTATTTTTGGAGTGTCCATACCTAAAACGTACTGGCCTTTTCCTTTTATCAAAAAAAGGGATAGGGAATCCGCAACCACAGGCACATTTATTATTCAGAACTTCCATAAGTGTTTCCTCCGATTGAACGCCACCCAGTCCTTGTGCTTCATCCGTTTCTGTTCCTTATATTGGTTGTAACAGCTGAGGCAGAAGAAAATAAAGGCAGTGTAAAAGACAATGAATAGAAAGAACCCGACCCCTTGCTCCATTTAAGCCCCCTTATTCCAATCATAGCGTTTGCAATTCGGACACGATTTAGGTTCTTTCTTACGCGACATCCAAAGATACCCGCATCGACGACACATTTGTTCGTAAAGCTTTTTCATGAGCAAAGGTTACTTTATTATTATTATGATGTCAACAATTATTTTAGATAAAAATAAACCCCGCCAGGTAAAGGGGGTCATCTCCCCTGGCGAGGCAAGTGGCCTGCGTAGGCGTTACGCGGGTCTAAAGTGAGGGCGATGCCCCAGGAACGAACTACAGGTACGGCCATAGAGCCGGATGTCCCGTTCGGTCATCTTCTGGTATTCGGTCTTCTTCGTCTTCGGATGTTTTAAAGCTTTCGGTGGTGGCCCCCAGCGCCATCCCTTGCCGAAATTTTCCCACATTAGGGTGTCGCGGTTGGGAACCCAGAGAACTTATACGATAGGGCTCCGCCAGCGCCTAGATGGTTTCCCGTAGAAGCGACGTACCTGACAAACCCCTGTACCTGTAGGTTAGCGATCTGGCTCAAGCCAGGGATGTACTTGGCGAAGTCGGCACCCGCCCCGACATAGGGCTGGACGTTAGGCGTTTGAGCCTGCCATTCGCCTACCGCTCCCACGTAGCCGTTTAAGTCCTTAAAGAGCGTGATGAGGGACGATGAAGCCCCTGCGATCATCTGCTTCTTAAGGAAGTCGTAACCGACCAAGGGAAGGATGTCTGAGGCCGTAGACGGTATTTGAACAGTTCCGATCCCGCCTGGGATGTTCCATTGTAGGGCTTGCGGAGTTACGGCAGTCGTACCCTGGCCCAGAACCACATCAGCCCAGCACGTCAAAAGAGGGGATGTGACTGTGCAGAAAGCGAACGACAAGAGCATGATTAACTTTTTCATTTAGGGGGTTCTCCTTGCGGTTGGGATACCGCGTTAATGGCGTTGGTTCCATGATACTGCAACAACTTCACAACCCCTGCAATCACTGCGGGAAGTCCTGCGATCGCTGCCACTGACAATTCATTCCAGTAGATGGTGGTTGTATGTGCGGCTGCGTCAGAAACAATGCCCCAGTGACTGAGCATCCCGTTTTTGGTTAAAAGCCAACCCGCAATACCGAGAATCGCTCCTCGTACCGCTGAAGGCCCGAACTGCGTTAGTCCTACTTTTTCAAGCCAGTCCATGATTTGATCCTCCTTATGCCGCTGGGGGTGTAGCTGGGGCTGGTGCAGGAGCTGGCGCTGGCGGTGCATCAGCCGCTGTAATGGCTTGCACGGCTGCGTTCACGGCTGCATCTGCTGCTGTTACCTGAGCCACTTCTGCCGTTAAGTCAACAGTGGCTGGAACTACGGCTGCTATTTTCGCTAAGAGTGCCGCGATTGCCGTTGAGTTAGCTTGTACCGTAGTAGAGAGCGTTGTTAAGTCTGTTGTTAATTGTGTGAGTACCGCGTCGAGTTGCTGTTGTGTGGCTGCCATGTTTTTAACCTCCGTGAGTATTTCGAGGAGTTGATCCTCGATGTCGTAAATTGAATCGACAATGGGTTGATTAAACCATTTTCGGATATTCATAAAACACCTTTATACGTATCAATGATTTGAATGTACAAAGGCCCTGCTTTCAAAGCCGCTTCCACTGCTGGGATAACAACATCCGTTAGCGCCGCTACACTGGATCCCACCCAATCTTTATCTTTAGTTAGACCAGGACCTATGCAACCCTCTGTTGTCCAGTGTTGAGACCCATCAGGCATTGTAACCAAGTGCTCATCATTCAAAGGATGGATTTCAATCAAGGTGCGTCCTGGTACACCCAATAAATGCGGTGTATCCCTCTGGAATCTCGACGACCATTGCATGACAATTTGAGCCCTGCAAGGTGGAATACATTTAGGTTCTTTCGGATTATTAATAGGAGGTTCTAACGTCCAAACCAGATGTTTTCCGTTTTGGCAAAGTTCTCCTTGCGACGTAATATCTGAATAAACATTTCTCGTCAAAATGAAGTCTCCCATTTCTTTATCTCCTGTCCACTTAAATCTCAGTGAAATCGATGCCGTGACCTGTTCTTGCGGAGTCTTTCGGATAAACCCTTTTAAGGCATCCAGGACAAAAGAAAAAAATCCCGCCATCGGAATTAGCGTCCCAGCCTGGCTCCATCAGAGTTTTGCACTCGGAACATTTCGTTATCAGTCACCCATTGTTGCAACTTAGTGATGGAATCATGATCCATCCCAAAACGGTTCCATATTTGTGAAATAGATTCATCGCGAGTTCTCTTTTGCTGTTCCATATCCGACTTTAACCCAGCCACTGTAAACTCCAAACGTACACACCAACTCGTTGCAAGGACGATCCCCGCTACAATCCAGTACACCATATGAACACGACGATCTATTTTTTCTTCATCCATCTTCATGGATCGTCCGGATACTTATTCCCTAATATTTTTCTGAAAGCGCGTTCATTGGACTTAATGTTATGTTGAACGGAATCGGCTAACGTGGTCATGACACGCGTGTTATTATCCAATGCCGAACTCATCTTGGGTATTTCAGTTAAAGCAATGTATCCCATGTAAATAGCCACTGCAATAGGGAATCCAACCTCTTTAATGAAAACAATCATCCATCGCAGTAATGATGGAATATCATCGAGTCGTTGTCTGCCATGAAGGTCGCTATTCATACCGTTCATATTTCATCGTCTGACTTGCACCACCGGTAACAGCAGCTACAGACGGTTCTATCGCCATAGCACAATAAACAGGTTGAGCGAAACTGGAGGCCGTATAGGTCATGTTGGTCGTTCCTATGCCAACAGGTCCCTGAGTAGACCCCGCTGCTTTTCCTGCTCCAATGCCTCCCTGACTAGCCCATTGAAGTGTGCCACTACCCGACGTAAGGACATTTCCCGCATTATTTAATGCTGAATCACTTAATAAGTCATTGTTAACGGTCGTTGTTAAGCCCACTGTTATTGTCGTTCCACCCGATCCAGCTACGCTACAATTAGCTACGTCTACGGGAGTCGTTGTATTCACACCTGAAAAACATTTTGCACCTGCTGCTTTGTTGGCTCCTGCTTGAACGAATGTAATAGATACTGTATTGGCTCCAGCCGCTGGGTTAGTTAAGTAATAAATCCCTGTATAAGTAGGCCCGCCTGTATCTATTGTTTCTGTACTCTTTGTTAAAGCTACGCCATTATAAGTAGAACCTGTCACCCTAAACCCAGACTCATTGATGGCATCTACTTCCAGAAGATTTCCCCCTTGGCAATTGATGGTGAATGTCATCACGCTCGTAGCATTGGCATCAGCCGCCCATGTCTGCGAGCTAACGGTTATCGCTCCCCATCCTGACGAACAAAAGGTCATAAATCCAATGAAGGCGATCAGGCGTTTCATGGTGTCATTTAAAAGTTCATTATCCTATGGACTAATTGCAGTAACTTCAGCCCAGTCAAAATCAATAGTAAAAACGCCACCTGTCACCGTAGTTCCGTTACCATCTACACCCGTTGCCAAACTTACGGCTACACATTCCTTAACACCATTCAACACAATGGGTTTGGTTCTCCACCACGCTGGACTTTCATAGAAATCGCTTGATGAACTTTGTGCGGCATTAGCACATTCCACGCCCTGAGAACCAAGTTGTCCTACTAATCCTCCGCGTGTGGTATTTCCAGTATAAACGTAAGTAGCGGTGGTGGAGTTCGCGGAGAAGTTGGAGTTGGAAGCCACTACCGTCATGGTGCTCACAATGTTCCCTGCGTTAGCTCCTGGTTGATCGGCATTAGAGCGCTTCAAGAACGAAACATGAACTATTCCAGCCGTTGTCTCTATACAACTCACGCGGATATGAGTGAGAAGAGTCGCTGTCGTTGCCTGTCCGCATATCTGGGCGATGTCTGTAGCTAATGCCACAACTTGCGTGGCACTCGATGCATGGAAATCGGCAGGACGTAGCGATGGAAGATTAGCCGTCCAGAGCAATCCGTCAGTCCCCGAATTAAGTGCCGCGTTCCGTCCTTGTGTGGCGGCAGTTCCATTTTCATAAGTGTTCTGAATTATCGATGGCAACGTCGGCAACCGATCTTGTCCAGCGGCCACGCCATTATCCGCTTTAGCTCCCGTTACCGTCACACTCCCTACGGCAATAATGTAGAAAGGATTCGTTGGGGTTCCTGACGATAGTTGTAGAGATAATGGAATGGTTACGTTAAACGGATTTGCGGGTGTTCCTGATGAAAGTTGCAGGGACAACGGTATCGTCACATTGAAGGGATTAGCAGGGGTTCCAGAAGATAACTGGAGCGACAAAGGCACTTGAACAAAGAACGGGTTGGCGGGTGTTCCAGAGGATAATTGAAGGGCTAACGGGTCATGGACATTAACATTATTTCCTGTCAAAGGGCCAACAATACTAACAGGAACTGAAGAACCACCATTCTGATACCCTACTGCTGTAATTACCCCTGCTGTATTTTGGACAGCTATAGCGTCTGCTGTACTGATAATAAGTATCGGAGAAGTTCCTTGAACTATTGTGAAACTCCCGACACCTGCCACATTAAGAGTAGAAGATGCAAGTTGAATCCCTGGATTAACTGTCACAAACCAATTCCCCTGTTGACTTGCCGCCACTGTTGAACCATTGGTATTCCAAGACGAAAGTTGGACGTAAAAGGGGTTGGTCGACGTACCTGATGACAATTGAAGTGAAAGCGGAATCACCACATTAAACGGATTGGCGGGTGTGCCGGAACTTAATTGAATGGATAGCGGAACATTGACATTAAAAGTAGCAGAAGCTAGTTGAACCCCTGGCCCGATCACCGTTACCGGAACACCCCCGTTTGTTAAAGAGCTTGAAGCCAGATGAACCGTTAGACCCGTCACAGGGTCAACTTGAGCAACGCCTGTAACGGAGTAGGTATCTCCAATCACTACCGTTTGACGCATGTTACCGTTTGAAAGAAGTTGCCCGTCAATCGCCAAAAAACTACCAGAGGATACAACCAGTGATGTATCTCCCGCCCATGCTGTAGTTACCAAGAACAAAAGAGCTAATATTTTTTTCATGTATAAGTTACTCCTATGGCCCACACGTAATAGAAAGAAGCAACCCTAGAGGTATACCGCTCGTACATCCCCGAACTTCAGCCGGAGGCGAGAAGACGGGGCAAGGTTGAGTGATAGAAAGCAAGATCCCATAAGGAATACCGTTAGTGCATCCTACAGGACCTCCACTTGAACCTCCTGGTTGCGTAAAAATAATGTAGGACTTCTGAGAATTAAGCCCAAATCCGATCGTTGAAGCGAGATCGTTTTCGGAAGGGATGTAGCTGTTAAGCGTTTTAATCATAAAGACAAAAACGATGATCCTAGAGAGCCGATAATAAATATCCGATGCCACCTGACACCTGCACGTTGGCGTTGGAATTGATGATAAAAGCCGCCCCTGGAGCCGTCACGAACCACGGTTCCCCTGAAGCGTCGAACGTCAGACCTTCGTTCGCCGCAAAGGGAACGGCTGCGGGACTCGGTTGCGCGTCCACGAAAGTCAGGTTAACGGCAGCCCCTACCAAGAACCATATCCGATGAACGTAAATCTTCCGGTTCTGAGCATCAGCGGGAACGATAATATTGTTACCCGACGCACTGAAATTAATAACACCTCGCGTTAGGATATTGATTCTCCCTGCTAAAAGGAGATTAGGCATTAGCGATAACTCCCGACTCCTTGCATCTTGATAGCTCCCCGCCATTGTTCGGTAGTTTGATTTAGCGAAAAATTAGCTATTACTTGGAGTAAAGCTTCTCTGGCGACTTCGTAGGCGTTACGATCTTGCGACCAAGGCCGAGGCCCGAACGAATAGGTGCAATCTGAAAGAGTAAAACATTGCCTCAAATACATGACATCACTAACGACGTTGTTCATAATCGCCGTTGTTGAAGAAGGATTGATCGCATTAGCCATTTTAAGCAAGTCTGTATCTTGGATCCCACGGGTAAGCATATTTAACTGCCATGTTCCCACGACCCCGTTAAAGCTATACACTGGCGAATAGCCTGTAGACACGGTGTCTGTGGAATTAAATAGCATGACACCCGCTCCATTATCGAAATGGAATCCCGTATGACCCTTGACGGTATCGGTGGTAGGAAATGAATCGTATCCGAATGTTTTTGAAATACCGTACATATTATTATCGTTATTGGAATTGGCGTTGTATCCATTCTGGGCCTGACCCGCATTATTGGAGTCCTGCCAGTAGTTTGTTTCCCATAAGAACCACATCGCTTGGTTTGTCTTATAAGCACCCCAAAGAGGTTCCCTAGAACCCAGGCCGTCTTCCTGATTGTCTAAGATCGAATCCACTCCTATACTGGAATTGTAACCACCCGCTGTGTGCGTAGAGGAGTTTTGATACAACGATTCAAGAGTTGTCCACGTTGTTGTCGGAGCATTAAGCCAACTCGTTGTCAGAACCGTATTGACATTCGGAGCATTAGAATAGACTTCGGGAAGTTGTCCAGTTTGTAGGTAAGGGGTACGATTAGACCCATTTGCACATGTTGGAGCTGTAGAAGCCCATGTGGATAATGTATTTACTTCACCTGCTAAAATGGCATTGGAGGCTTCATCGTCAGCCGTATAAAGCTGACAATTCAACCCGTTCGTCGCACAGTAAGCGGTCCATGAACTTAGGTTCGTACAAAAACCATTCGCACCATCAGTCAAAGTTTTACTCCATGTTGCTCCAACCCATCCACCGTATGTTCCAATCACATAAAGTTTGTCTCCTTGACCATATCCTGGACTCGTATTAGGAGAGAGGCCGTAGGTTTCCTTGTAGGCAGAGCCGTCAATGTGTTTTTGGTATTCAATGGAAGGGTAATCCTGCCCTGCCGTCGTAGGATCACCAATGGCTATGACTTTATGACGGTGCAGAAAAGCAGCAGCGCGTAGATGAGCCGTTAAATAAGGATCTGAAAAATCGTTAGCTGGATTACGTTGACCCGTTAAACGCATGTCCAAATCTTTGTAACCAAGATCACCAATTACAGGCAATAAAGCTGTTCCTGGAAGCGTAACATTGTAAACCAAAAGTTGAACAGGGATCGAAGTTGAAATCGATGTTCCTTCCCATACAGTCTCCGTGGCCGTATAAGTCCCCGCAGGAAGCGACGTTGAAATATAAACCTCTCCCCCAATGGCTTGTGATGAAGACGCAAACACGGTAAAGCTGGAATTGGCAGGTCCTGTGAATTCTTCCATTGGAACTGCTGGGACAGGGTAAAACTTGTTGGAATCTGACCTATTCAAGAACGTCGTTCCACCGTTAGGAACGGCATCATTGTTTCCGTTGACCGTATAGGGTCGTCGCCATCGTAGAGGCAGTTGGTATTGATCGTACTCTGTGGGATCCCATGCCGTTCCTACTTCCGACATACCGATCACTTGAACATAGCCGTACTTATACAGGCTATAGGGCCTTTGCGAGTAATCCCAAGCATTAACACTGGATACAATGACCGCAGAAAACCCTGAACCTAACGCAGAGCCTGTTCCTGTAAAGCTTGAGAGCGTGACCATGACATTATTTGCGTTCCCCGCTTGACTGGCATTTAAGTAAGTCACCCATGTTAAAAGTTCGCCTTTTCCACCGAAGAGTTTGATATTGGTTCCATCCCATATTCGACTGATGGTATTGCTCGAAAAACCTAGCGGGTATTGATCTTGTTGGGACATTTTCCATCCACCATCTTCGACCCATGTAGCACTTGAAATGAGATTGCCTGAATAGACGATAGAAGGAGTTAAAACAAATATAAAAATAGGAAAGATAACGTATTTATTTACAACCACTTCCGAATCCTTCGCAGTTATAATAGAGAAGTCCTGACCCGACCGTTGAACTGAAGCTGAATGTCACAGCGGTTGGACTGATCGCTGAGACATCTCCCGTCGCTGTCGTTGCATTGTCAGATTCAGTACATACCACATTACATCCGACACCATAACTCGTTGCAAAGTTCAACGTGCAAGCTGTGGTTACACCGGTTCCGACGGTGATAACACCTAGATGATCGTTTCCAATAACACTGGGTGTTCCTCCTCCACAGGAAGAAACGGAAGGAACCGTGCCGCTAGAAATAATATGACCATTGGTAGAAATTCCGACTTGGAACGAACTGGCTGATGTCGCAATAAGGAGGGACCAATTATTCGCGGAATTACCTAAAATACCGACCTGTGCATTGGCGGGTCCTACTTCGTTAATACCTATATTTCCACCTGTTTCAATACGAAGTCTGTCCGTATCGGATGTCTCAAGTTTAATCGGTACAGCATTATCTACATCCAGTCGCCAGTAGTTTCCTGCACTAAAGATCATATCGCCTAAAAAACTCCCTGCATCTGTATACCAGCCAATCGCGCGATTGGTGCCGCCACTATTCCAAAAATCGAGTTCTCCTCCAACTCCTCCCACTGTACGGAGAGTCATTGAAGATGCAGCAATACTGGTTGTAAATGAACTTGGTAATACGTTCGTCCAACTATTCTGACCCGTCCAGATGTTGTTGCCAGCGAGCGTCGGACCCCCACCTCCTCCACAAGACACGGAATTGACTTCTCCTGTAGCTGTCCATCCCGCGCATTGGCCTGGCGTGATCGGTGTAGTGGAAATGATGATTGTTCCTGTGGAGGTGTTGTTTGCTACTTCCGATAAAAGATGCGTTCCATTATCAGCATAAAGAACATCTACACCTGACCCCACAATCGTTAAGGAAGTAGACGTTCCTTCCGTCAGACCGATTTGACCCGCACCTACGCCATTCACCGTCGCACTGGTTACTGCTAAGTAAACAATAGTAGAGATTTGAGGACCGTTGAAATTGGCATAGTTTGCCGTCACACTGGTCGCAATTACACCGTTAATAAACGTAGCGTTCTCACTAGGCCATGCCAATTCCAAAATTCCTTGTCCGGCTGTAGCTTCTTGCGCTCCAAATCTCATTGTTGCCTGATTTCCCATCATGCCAATGAAACCACGTTGACCACCACCGCCCGTTTCAAAAGTAATGAGATTATCCTGAGAACCCGAAAACTGGTCGTTCAAATGAAGTACGGATGGTTGATTGGGATTATTGATCGTGAGTTGTCCATTGAGTGACTGGCTGGAAGTTATTAAGGTTGTAATAGTCGCTGTCGTTGCTGTAATGGAATTGAAGGGAACGGTTCCGTTCTGGTTGATCTTAAGTGTCGCTGTAGAACCCGCCACAAAAGCCACGGTTAAAGTGACGGTGTCTACGTTAATAACAGACGTAGGGCTTGAAACGATAATGCCATTGGCGATCACAGCCAGCGAAGAACCACCACCGCCTCCTGAATTGCAGAGAGCGCCGGCACTTACCAGTTGCCCCGAGGAATTGGTTTGAACACATTGGAGTCCGCTTAAGTTCGTTAATTGTAGGGGACCCGTAATGGAAACGGCATTGGCAGACCCTGCGGGGAATATGGTAACGGTGTTGCTAGCAAAGGTAGCAGATGAAGCTGAGAAACCCAGAGGAAAAGAAGCCGTGGCTGTGGCAGGATAGACGCCGCCACTTCCTAATCCGCAAGCAAACCCCGCCGAGGCCAACTGACCCGTTCCGTTCACGGTGACGCATTGACCATTATTTAAACTCAAGTCCACGACTTGGGGTGCGGTCATGGTTCCAGCCAACGTCTCATTGCCTGAGTAATCTAGGTTGTAAATATACTTCGTCCCATTGGGACCGTTGGTATAGGCTATGGCAGAGGTCGCGGGATTCACTACAACAGCAGCGTGAGCGCAGGCCGTGAGTGCTAAAACTCCAAATACAACTCGGATAGTTTTCATAAAGACCTCATCACTTAAGAGCCTTCCATGTTCGATAATGAATTATTTTATGAATAGCTGCCCTTTTAACTCCAAAATGGTTAGCTAATTTTATTGCTGATAATACTGGATGAAAATTTCTAATATCTTTAACATTATCTTCCGTTAGTGCAACGTTGGGATTTCTAATTCCCTTTGCATCATAACGACGACCTTTTCGTTTGCAATCTTGCTGATTATCAAAGTCTGTCCCAAGAAACAGATGAGACGGTCTTACGCAAGGAGGGTTATCGCAGTGATGAAGAACATCTAAACCAGGAGGAATAGGGCCAATATATAATTCATAGGAAACACGATGTGCACGTTTAACTTTCCAAGATTTCCAGTTTTTACCTGCTACACCAAAAGAACCATATCCCTGTGGTAACTTAGATCCTGTCCAAAGCCAACATTCACGGCTCTTTTCTATATGTCTTTCAAAACGTGATTTCGTATCTAAAATACGCATTATATTGGGTCCTCCCTCCATAAGACGTGTGCAATGATCGCCGCGGCCGAAGTCGATTGAATAGAAATGGTCCCGCCTGGAGGTACTACAACCTTGCCTTGAGTCAAGTCCGTCATTACCACGCCACTAATTGCTGCTGCTCCAGTGGTTCCACCCAAATACCTAAACGCTATGGGAACACTGGGAATCGTGGCGGCACGATAACATAGGCCCGTACTTGCTGTAACAGGGTTGGTTGACGTTACGTTGATATAGGCGCTGGTGGTTTGAGCGGGAGTCGTTGTTGTGGGAGCGCCAGCCGCCGTAGAATAAGCCAACATGAACTGCGCCGCTGCCGCGGGAGCCGCTGTAATATCAATACCCACGTCCAACAACACCAGGTTCTTTCCTGACCCATAGGGATTGTAGAGCGTTAAAGCGGGGTTTAAGGGAGATAGTCCCGCCGCCGTTGTGACGGCTGTCCCCGCCAGATCGTTGCAATAGTATTCGCTGTTGGCGTCTTTGGAATAATCGTTGGCACTTGTCGATCCCCAGAACGCCCAGGAATTGGAATAAAAGAATAAGCAAAAGGTTAAAATTGAGAGTTTCTTAACGGTCATGTCACGGCCTCCTGTAAGATTTCTGGATAACTCAAAAACGACTTCATCATTTCCACGCGCATGTCACAGCCTTCACCAATATCAGTGCGGTAAAATTTGTTCGGGACAATGACGTTTCTAACCCGTTCGTAGGCTTTCATTTTGGCTTCTTCTATGGTGTCGCCGCCCGCCGCACAGATCACGGGGAATCCCATGTCGCCCGTACACTTCCACTGACCGCTTTCATAGTAAACATCGGAAGGATAGATGCCTTCCATAGCTTCTGGGTTCCTGAATAGAACCGGCATCCCTTCCGAGTATTGATTGGCTAAGTCCTGGCTCGCATAAGGCGCTGGCGGACATGCCACAACCACACAGAGGCTATAAGGATGCGTGACTTTAAAGTCATTCATTGTTCCTGTAGAAATACCATGAAATAATTCTCCTAAATCGTTGATCTTCATGGTTTCTATTTGAAGCGGTATAGTAGGCCAACCAAATCTATTCGTCATCTCGAGAGGCCGTATTCGATAGTTTCCTTCTACCATCGGGTCAAATTCCAGGATGCAGTTAATATCGAAATCGCCTCTATAACCCGTCTTCTTTAGGACTGGAACGAATAGCTCTAGGGTATCTTGGTAGAGCTTAAAGCCTTTGTCTCTATGGAGCATCAGGGTTCCCATCTCTCCTGTATTGGGTCCCATGCCAGCCTGACCACCCTCAAAGCCCCCGTTTGCTACTTTTTTGTGTTCCCAGTTAATTTCGACTGGATCAAGAAACTCCTCCCCATTAAAGAACCCACCTATCCCCACTTCAATGCCTGAAACGACACGCTGTAGCTCCACAGAGTCAATCCCTTTGGCCTTGGAAGCCATGTGGGTAAGGACAGGGGGGATGTCGGAGCCATCCTCCATTTGACCCACGTAGGTGAGAGATTTATCCCCCTGCGACTTCCCACTCGTCTTTACCACGTATTTATCAGGGGTTTTAGAGACAAATTTGATCGCCTCTGGAATAGTCTTAAACTCTTGGGATTCAATGGTTTCCATGCCCAGCGCCTTAAACATCCTCTGCCCTACGCCACGTTCCACTTCCAGGGCGTCCGATAACTCAGTACCCCCGATGACAGGTATACCCATCTTCCTTATGGCATCATTGGTCTTTCCCCACCCCGTATAATCGCAGATCACGTAATCGCACCAGGTTAACTCCGACTTCCAGTCCGTCACCATAGGGACAAAACCAGCTCCACACTTCCTCGCTTTAGGATCCTTGATAAAGAACTTAACGTCATGGCCTTCTTTAAGCATGTGCCAGGCCAAGGCCGTTGTGAGGCCGTCATCGGTTAAGTACAGAACCTTCACTGCATGACCGCCTTTTTCTCTTTGGAATAGATATTTCGCAAAGCAATGTTTCTTAGAAGCGATACGTCGTATCCATTTTCAATGCCAAATTTAATTGCCTTATCCAAGGACTTTGTGTCGCCTTTTTCAATGCCATCCTGCAGCATCTGGATCACCTGGGTTTTACTGATTCCTTTAGATAAGGGAAATGTCATAGCTAAGTTATTTTCCCCTAACGAAAAAGGTGTCAAGTTTCGCTTTAGAAATTGTCCTACTCCTTTTTTGTTTTCTGGGATATTGAACCCCGAAAGCGTTCTATCTCCATGTTGAAGGATTTCAGCCATCATCTGAATCGCTGGAGCCGCCTTGGATCCCAGGGTCTGCATGGGATGTTGGAACCATCCCACAACTTCTACCAAGGATTTCCCTGCCATCATGTAGACATTGCGTCCAGAATCATCTTTCTTCCAGAACACATGAAATTCTTTACCAGGATCGTTTTCCCATAGAAAACGTCCCTTCCCTAGATACTTTTGGGTGTTGATGTAGTTCATGACGTTAGCGCCCGTGTAATAGGCTAATCCAGATTTAAGCCAGAACTTCCGCGCTTGATAGCCTTCTGGTCCTCCCTTAAATGCCGCTCCAACGGTCTGAAGTCGGGTCAACGTCCAATCTGGAGCCAAGAACGCCCACTGTAAAGCTTGCCTGTACTTAGGCGAGTACATCATGCTTTCTAAAGCCCCGCCCGAGGCCTTATTCACAAACCCTGCCGTTTCCTGCTTAATCTGTTCCATCGGCATCTTGTCGCCAAATTTGAGGATGTTTTCGGCCAAATGATCCTGATACATCTGGAGCTTGATGCCGGCGTGATAGTAGTCCCAAAGCGATTTATCCCAAATCTGGTTGAAAGTCCTCAAGCCTTTAACAACTTTCCCTGCAATGGAAACCCGTTTATTCAGTCCGTCTTCTACCTCCGTTAAAGCCTTAACGACTTTACCGCGCTGTACATCTCCAATAGATCCGACTTGAAGTCCGTGTTCTACGGCGTCACGAGCCAATGGGATATTGGCGAAATTGGCGTGGCCTTCCATAAATGATTTATAAAGCGCACCAGGAAGTTCCTTAAGGCCATCCCACTCCGCTCCCTTATAAATGGTGGAGGCTTGGTCACGAAGAACCTTTAAGGGATTTGTCCCGCCTCCAATAGCGGTTTCTGTTAGAGAAAAATGGTGAAAGAAAGAAACTGAGAGCCGGACTTTCTTGGCAATGGCGTTAAGATATTCGTAGCCATTGACAATGGAATGGAACGCCTTTTGCGATAGCGGAGCGTTGGGTCCTGGCTCCGCAAAGGCAAAAGGCTTGTCCACAATCGCCCGTACCGCGTCAAAGACTTCAGGGCTTACTTTCACCCCATTAAAAAACGGACTATCCACATACTTCCAGTCGGCAGGAGCCTCAGATAGGGGGAGAACAGCCTTACGCCCTCCCTCTACCTGGATATTTTCAAGAGCATCACGAAACCGCATGTTCGCTACAGTTTTAATCTTGTAGTTGTCGTAGGCTTTAAGAAGTTCCGAAACGTCCAAGGTCTTAGGCGTAAACCCCGCATCAATCCCCTCCGCATAAGATCCGATCACCCGCTCTTTAGTAAAAGGGTTCTTGGTGCTTAGACTTGTAGCTCCAGGACCATAGGTGGAAGTCTTGGGATTGCGTTCCCAGAGATGGTTGATGTAGTTCTCGTGATAACCAATTTCATCAAAATGCTCTTTTAAGAAGGCATGACCTTCATCCAAGTAGGGTCCTATTTTATCGTAGGCATCCTTTAAATTCTTGAAGATTGAGGCATTGGGCTCCTGCTTGTACCGTTGAACCGTATCAAGAATCTCTTTGGCTTGGGGATGAATGAACTTCTCTGGGTCTGGCGTTTTTCCTTCGATAATAAATGGGAGCGCCTGTTTCTCAATATCCGTCAGGCGCCCTGTAGCGTCTCTGATAAACAGACGGCTATCAAAGTACCCCACGCCGATTTCACCGTACCTTCGTTTAAACAAATTCTTGGCCGTGGAGGAAGCCTCTGTAGGAGAAGCCGTCCAATACTGCCATGCTTTCTGAAGCATATTGAGTTGTGCCACTGGATCACCACGAGCAGCGGCATCCTGGGCCTTCAGTGAAGATGTTTCTATGGGAGGCGAAAGGTTAACAGCCTGCTGAACCACCTTCTTATCAAAGCCAGTATCTTGAGCAATTTCGCTCACCGTCTTTCCTTCAGCGGCGTGATCTGCGATCGTTGTCATCACTTCAACAGGTTTCCCTCCAAGCGCCACATTTTCAGAAGGCTTTAAGAGCCATCCCAAAAACGACCCCGCGGCCTTAAACGCAACATGTAGTACGGCTCCGCCTACTGCACCTTCTACCGCTGCAATACCTTCCTGCTTAGGGTTAACGGTCCCGCGGTTGGCCACATCTTCAATCACTTGTTGACCACCCATAGCCGTAGCACCGGCCATAACGGACTTAACCAGTGGGGCAACTTTCATAGAAGAACCGATTTCTCCCAAGGCCAGAAACCGAGGATCCAAGAACTCCGCGGCGCCAGCGCCGAGTTTCTCGCCAGATTGTGGCTTGTATCCTGGTTCGGTCGCCGCGGCAGCGCGACTAACAGCCTCCTCTGTACGACCCTTTAACGTCGGTTCTTGACCCGTAAACATTCTTTCTACACCCACTCCAATACCTTTAAGACCCCGTTCTGGAACGCCCGTGGCTTGAGCGACACGTTGTAGAGTAGACGGGCCTTGAGGCGGCCCCAAATCCGCCATCTTAGATGGCGCAGGACCTAAATCCTTAAATTTAGAATCTTCCGGCCCCAGATCAGAAAAATCAGCCATTATGGATTAGCCACCACTTTCACACTCGCATCACGTTTCTGCGCTTCTTCTAAGTTCTTTTTGTAAATTTGATGTGTTTGGCCCGTAGAATCAGTGATAGTGATTACTGAATTTTCGTCCCCCACACCCTGCAACTTATCGAAACGCTGTTTGTTCTGTTGCAAGAACATCTGTTTATCCTGAAGTTCCTTAGCCTTGGTCGGATCAGTCTTAGCCATCTGAGACAAAAGAACGCTGTTAAAACCCTTCAAATCATTTCCGTATTGACGATAGGTCTTTATAAATTCTTTATCTTGAGGCGCTTCTGCGGTTCCACCTTTAGTAGAAGGTGTTGATTTTAACGACTTCTTGGCTTTATCTTCAGCATCTTGGCGTTCTTTCTTCGCCTTATTCGCCGTATCTTCCCTATCTTTCTTCGCCTTGTCTTCCGCTGCCTGACGATCGGCTTTTGCTTTGTCTTCTTGATCCTGCTTGTATTGAGCGGCTTGGTCCTTCAGTTTCTCAATGTCTTCTTTTCCACTGATAATATCCTGTTGGTAAGCCTTCTTGGATTGAAGTCCCACCATCGCCGTAAAGATGCGGGGATCCCACTTTGTACCCGCCGTTCGAGACCAACCGTCATCACCCGTTAATTTAGCTATCCCATTAGCCATCTCAGGGGTAATGGTGATCTTATCCAACTGCTTCTCAGTAACGTCCTTAGCGATATCAGCAATCGGAGCATTGGCGTTTTGGATTGCTTCTTGCGTCAATGCCTGTTTCTTCTGCGCAACTTCTTGCGTCCTTGCCGTTGCGTCTGAGGCCACTCCGAGTAATTGCGGTGACTGGTCAAATGCCATAAATTCTCCTTAAAATAAAGACTCGTTCCCAGCGTTAGGTGCAAAAGTCCCAAGGCTCTGATTCAGTCCTCCCGTAAAATTCACATTAGCGCCTGCACCTGATGCACCCGTAGAACCCAATTGGCGTTGTGCCGCCAGGTATCCACCTAAAAGAAGCGGGTTAGAGGCTGATGACCCGAACGTAGCCCCAGCGGGAGACCCTGTTATGGCGGACGCTGCCGAACCTCCCAAAGAAGCCCCTAGGGAAGCTCCTAGCATCGGATTACCTAAGAAAGACCCTCCTATACCCCCTACAACGGCTCCCAGACCCGTTCCCAGAGCCCCTTCCCATCCCCCACCACCCGTTGATTGGCTCATCTGCTTAAGAAGTGCCTGTTGAGCTAAGGATTGTGAAACCGATTGACCTGGAAGGTTTGCTATGTCGGTGGCCGCCCCATAGTTCTGTCCCGCAGACTGATTCGCTAATCCCAAGAACTGAGGTGCAAGTCCTAGTTGCTGGGCTCCCCGACCCGCTTGCTGTGAAGCCAATAGTTGTTGCTGCTGTTGACCAATGCTGAGTCCCTGATTGACAATGTTCTGCTGATACTGCGTCTGAGCTTGAGCCATCGCCTGAGCTTCCAGGCTTGAACCCGCAAGCCCACGACTCGCTGCCTGACCCGTCACTTGACCTAACCCATAGTTAAATTGGTTTTGAAGCGGAGCCAAGTAACTACTGACCTGATCGGGTGTCATGGACCCAAACAACTTCGGAGCCGCTTCTAGCGTCGCTTGGGCTGCGTCGTAGGAAGCGTTGCCTGCGGCTGTGGCAGCAGAGGCCGCACCCGTCTCCGCGGTCAAGTTGCCTTGAATTAGGCTCTGGGCGCCAGCGATCTGTTGATGGGCTTGGACGTAAGAAGCTACAGCAGAGGTACCTGTCTGACCAACGTTAGTGCGACCTTCAAATGCAGGAGCGAGCGCATCTATTTCACTTTGGCTCGGCGTGTAGCCCATGCTTTCAAAGATAGCCTGAATATCAAAATTAGGCGCACCGCCTGTAGGGTCGGTAATACTTCCCGTCGATTGATCGGTTGCTGCCATATAGCCTCCGCTAGTTTATGATTGTCCAACCACCACTGGTAACGGTACTGGTTGAAATATAAATCTTGGATGTAGTCGTACTCACGTAAATATCACCGATTTTAATGGGTGTCGTCGTAGGGGCCCCTGCTCCCGTAAAAATAGTGGGCTTGGCTGAAATCGCCTGATAACTGTTCTGAAACTCACGTTCAATCGCAGGGTCCTTATGCGGAACCACGACGTTTAAATTGTTTGAGGCGCTGAAGGCATAGTATTCACAAAGGATGCAAAAGAGAATAAAGAGGACAACGAAGAGGGTCCTGTTGATGCGGAACTTCATTATTGTACCACCCTGTCATGGTAATAGAGCGTAAATCCGTAGAAGTTCCAGGGGCTGTCCAAGTCGGCTTCGGTAAACGTGAGGGAAATACACTTTCCGAAGTCCTGGTTACCAAACACAAACGGTACTTTGATCGCGGCGTTGTTAATGTACTCCGATTGATTAATACTGGATAAATTAAATGCAGAAGCGAGATTTCGGTCCATCGCGTAACTGATAGTCGTGTTAAAGTTCCCTAAGTTGTCCTCAGACACATACAACGATTCATAGTAATCATCCGTATTTAAGTCCGATTCGGGATAATCCTTGGTAACGATAAAAGCATTGATCGGAGCCCCGTTGTCTCGGTAGCCGTTGCCGTAAACGTAGTCATTGCCCGTAGGATGAGAGTCAGCGATATACAGGTTGCCTTTGCTCTGAATTAAGCCTCCGGCGGGAATGTTCATGGGAGCCCATGCGCCCTGAGTATCCAAAACCAGAACGGCATCGTTAAAATTATCAACGGGGTTCGTAGATAGAGATAACCAGTACCGACCATGCCAGACCGTAGAGGCCATACCAGGAGTTCTATTCCCTGAATACCACTGAACGGTAAAGCTATTAAGAACAGGCCCGCCAGTGGAAATGTTGGTTGTGAACGTCGAGGAAACTTGAACAAAATTGTTCAGTGCTACTGTTATCTGAGAGTTAGGGGTTTGAACAGCACACGCTTCTCCCGACATATTCGCAGCCGCTGCGGTACAGATACTAAAACTTATGTTCCCATTTGGCAGAAAATCCTGTACGGCAAAGTTGCCGAAAGAGGTTGTTGAACCCAAGGAATGAACCTGTGATGTAAAGACACCAGTAGAAGCCGTAGCAGACACAGAGATGTTGTTGATTGAAGAAAGAGCGCTATCCGAGGAATTGATGGACATGCTTGCAATGTACTGTGCGTACTGGAAACCCTGAACATTGGTTCCCGTTGTAGTCTCAATGGTTGTCCAAGGACCTGATGGACTTCCTGATGTCTGAAGAGAGAATAAAGGAGTTGATGTATTAACTATGTAGCCAGTATTGGTAATGGAATAAGTTGGCGACGACATGCCTGTATTAAAAACCTGAGACGTAAAAGAACCGGACGTAATCGTGCTAGAGCCGTTCTGGATATTATCCAAGTCTAATTCACAGAATCCTGACCCGCACGAAACCGCTCTATAAAAACTCAGGTCGCCTCCTAGTATGTACGAAGAAGCCGTTGTTAATGTGTTCCCATTATTAACCCATTGGAAAAGAACACGCCTCCCTACGAGCCCTGCGGAACTCAGAGAATCCTGAGTCCACGCGCAATGCGAGTCCGTATTAGGCAATGATTTCGTAAAAAGAACTGCTGACGTATTGGCGTCTATAATAGATGCCGTATTATTAGGGGTTGTAGACAACTCACCGCTTATAGCGAACTGGCTTCCACTCTGAGGATTCAAAGTACAGGAACTATCTGAATCAAATCGCGATGCTTCAGCGAACCAGTGGGTGCTTGGATTAACCCAATTTGAATTATTTATTGTTCCTATGGAATCAGACTCAAAAGAAGGATCATTAACAGTTCCGGAATTATTAGTAGTCAATGTTATAGAACTGGGATTAATAGTTAAATTAGATGCAGTTCCCAGACTCCACTGGGTTGAAGAATTTTCTGTAGCGGAAAACGTGGATAAAGTTAAACCAGGAGTTGCTACAACAGTGCTTAAGTTACCCGACGGCGTAAGGGTTCCTGAATTCCAGTCCGAAGGCAGGGACTGAACCCACGACTGGGCGTTAGACCCGCCCTGAGATAAGATCGCAGGATCCACCTTGTTCTTCATCGGTTCAGAAATTTTAGTGCAAGTATAGCCGTCAAAGAACTCGACTCCTCGCCTAGAAACAAAGTCGAGACCGTGATTAAATGTCTGGATCGACGCTTGATCAATGCACCCGCACTCAGACGTGATAAAGCTTATTTGAAAAGAAGTCTGGTCGAATCCGTAGAGAGCGTAAATCGAGTAATGCTTAGTGGTATAAAGGGTATCTAAGAAGGGATAGATAGCGGTGATGTTATCGAAGTTATCCTGAAGTCCTACTGTGAGTTGAACGGGGTCGTTAGGGTTTAATCCGATTGTCCACTTCGTGCCATCGCCATAAGCAGAGCCGTACAACTGGTTTCCATTAGGAACGGCGGCTCCAGAGACCCATATCCTTAAATGGAATGACGTTATGAGTGAGCCCTTGGGAGACCCCGCCACAAAGGTCGTAGCCGTCCCGTTCCAGTAGTACACCCCCTGAGTCGGATCTACGAAGTAGGCATTGCCTTGAGAATTGGTTTCTCCTACCAAATCATTAGCCGAAGTCGTGGCAATCTTGACCGTGGTTCCAGCGAGGTTGTTTGCTGTGATCTGACCGCTTGACCTTACGATAATCCAAGTCGTGTTGGAGGGATCGGTATAAACCCACTCCGCTTGATAGGCACCTGTATTCGTAGAGAATACCGTCGTGTAGCCCTTGCGCTTAGATACTGGCGCCTGAGCATCAAAGAAGACATCCTGGGAGTTTTGTACGAATCCGTCTGGAAGGCTTAGGGATGAATGGTAGGTGTCACAACCTTTAGAGAAATCGTAAACAGCTTTGCTTTTAAGTCCGCCTGTTGCAAAGCAACAAACGGCTCCTAAAGCGACTAGGAGAGGCGCGAGATAGAGAGGTCTTCGCACTCACGGACTCCCCAAACACGAATAATAGGGATAAATTCCTTTTCTAAATGCTATAATTTGTTCATGAAAAAATGCCTTCTGTGTAATAACGTGGTAAAAAGAAAAAAGAATAAATACTGCTCCAAGTCTTGCCGTTATAAATCCGCTTTTGAAATAAAGAAATGCAAAACATGTAACCGACAATACAGGATAAATACATTCGGAAGAAAAAGTTCTATGCTCTACTGCTCTATTACATGCACCCAGAGAAGACCTTGTATCTTTTGTGGCCATATAATCACTGGAAGAAATGTTTACAACGGAAGGCCAAGACGTTTTTGCAGTGCGAAATGTTTCAACACTTTGCTTTCCATACGAAAAGTAAAAGACAATTACCTTACAAAGGGATTTTATGATTGCCTTAAACGCCACGGGAAAATCCTTTGCGAATCTTGTAAATCGGAAGATAGAAGAAGTCTTATCGTCCATCATCCTGATGGAAGAAAAAATGGGAACTCCACACTGAAAGTCCTTTGTGCTAACTGTCATATGATCCATCATCACGAAAAACGTCCCACAATGGAAAAATATATGCAAACTTCAAAATTCATTTTCCTCTCGAAAATTAAAGATCCGTATTCTCTTTCTTCAGAAGAAATAAATAATTTATTGCTCAAGGAGAACCAAGACCCCCTTGACCAGTAGGGTTTCCGCTGCGTAAGGCTCCAGCGGGAGGGTTGAAGTCGGGCTGGCGGTTAAGTCCCTGTCGCATAATCAGCAAGAAATTAACCCAGTAATTCAGGTAGTCCTTAGCTATATCGGTTTCTTCTAAAGTCGAATAGGCGCGGTACGCCATGTAGTAAGGAAGAGCCGAAACATAGGGCTGTAGAAAATATCTTCCATTAAAAGGCATCGCTGATTCATTGGCTACGGTCAAATCCACGGTACTTTGAACATAATAAATAATCACTGGACCTGTAGAAGAAGTTATCGGACTGGGGTAGAATCCCATCGCAATAGGCGTGTTAACTCCAGGCGGTACGTTTTGACCCATATCCACAAAGTAAGAAATAGGAACACCCTGAACTTGCGTCCAACCAGGCGTCCTCGCATCCAAGTCATCTAAACTGGTAGCGGGTAATTTAGTGAAGGGTTGTCCAGGTTGTTGATACCAGACACGAATGGGAAAGAGAAAATCAGTAGGCATGTTGAACTCAAACAGGCTTGGAGGCGTCGGAACAAGATTCAGTTGAAAACTGGTCTGTAACAACCAGTTCTGAGCGTTGGCTTCCCTCTGCCCGTCAGAAGCCCAGGCAAGGTATTGGGCATCTGAGAACTGCTGGCGGTTGGATTGCGAGGCGGAGTCTTTGACGAGGGTACGTGCGCGAGCGATTAAATCCGACGTTAATAAAACAGCCTGAGCAGAAGAACCTGCCCATAAAATACAGAGCGCAATAAGGAGTCGCTTATGCACCGGTCTCCTTATAATCTAGTTATTTCCGTAGCTTATTTCTTTCCACTCACCAATCACAGCATCATAAATAAGGCTTAACGTTCTACCCCATTGTACGACCCGTGTCGCAGCGCCTAAGTCCATACCCGCAGCCGTGCCACTGGAGAACGTAACGGTTGAAAGCGTAGACGTACAAGTAATAATTAGATACTGTCCATTAGTCGCCGTCGCCGTAGCGATACAGGGGATAGCCGCGTTCGAAGGAAGCATCGGTGTGGCAGCCCCGCAAATAACCGTCGTTCCACTCACTCCCGCTGTCGAAAGAACCTGAAGGTAAGTAGCCGCCGGAGAAATAACGGTGATGCTCGAAACACCTGTGACTATTTGAGGCGGATAAACAGTGATGCCGGAGAATGTATCTGTTCCTGTCACGCTCAAGTTCCCGCCGAAAGAAGATACCGTAGAAGTTCCAGGGCTTCCGGTGGAGGTGATGTTTCCGTTCACATCCACCTTGAAGGGACAGGTCTTCTGGTTCGGTCCCGTGCAGTAATCGACGAGATCCGTAACACCCGCTGATTTTGCGACCATGACAAACCCTAACAGGAACATCAAAACAATGCCTGTTAAGCGTGAAATGTTCTTCATTTAAAGCCTCCTGTTAGTCGGGCCGGATGTTATCCAAATTCTGTGCATTGGGATTATCCGGCTCCAGCCGCCGCTTCAATTCCTGCCACCGTCTTATATCCGAATCATAGTCTTTCTGAAACTCCAGGTTATGGCGAACCGCTTTGGCTTTGTCCGAAATGTCGTTCTTAGGCCACATCTCGTTCTTGGTGGGCATCTTGGGAATGATCCGGCCTTCAATTTCTTTGATTTCCTTGTACGCCAAGTCTTTCCCATCCCCTGAAAAGGTGATTTCATCGTCCTTCGCCAGAAGCATTTTCTTGTGATAGAGCTGCTTTAAGACCTTCGGATCATCCTTTTCACCATTTAAGTTCTGGGAGATAGAACGCTCAATCATTTCCACTTCATGGGCTAGAGACTGCCGTTCACTGAAACCTAACTTCTGATCGATTCGTTCCACCGATCGTTCCATTTGTTTCGTCGGATCCATCTCTGCCACGCCACCCGATAAACTAGCCAAACTACGTCTTGCCATAAGAGTCTCCTTTCAAGAGAACGTCAATTAGCTTGCTTTCGCCGGAGCCGGAGGAGGCTCAGGCCCTTTTTGATCTTTCGCGTCCAACGCCGCCTGGCGCAAGGCCAAGTCCGTAGCGTTCAACTTCTCGTTAGGAAAGTCTGCGAACGTCAGAGTTTTAGACATGATAACCTCCGAGTTTTATACCGAGTTGTCAAAATTAGCTGTTCTCGGCGTAGACCCATCTCCAGTCGGACCATCCAAATGAATACCTCATATAACCTGAGAACTTGGCCACCAAGGTGTCAAATTCTGAGTCCTTATAAAACTCAGGTTTAATCCGATCGAACCACATGAGAAATTCTTTCATGAGTTTCGAGTCGATCAAATACCAGTGGGTCCCAGACGTGAGATAGTTGTCCCATACCACCAGCTTATAACGACCGCGATGGAAGTTCGGGTTGTTGTTCGCCGTATCCACCTTACCGTTGGAATTGATGATTTCAAAGGCGTAGGTTTCAAGTTGCATCGGAACTAACAAGAGGTCTGGTTGAATCGTCTCGAAGTTACCACGGTTGGTCAGATAACCCTTCATCTTAATCCGAGCGGTATCGACTTCCGTAGGCGACAGAGAGGTGGTTCCGAGGTTGGACTGCGAGGGACCGCCGTTGTTCGACGGATGCGCTGCCGAACCCAACGGCTGACCATCACCGCCGGTGATACCCGCGTTGAAGGCGTTATTGAACACGCTGGCCGCATCGGTCTCACGCTTACGGAACGCCGCTAGACCTAGCTTCTGAGGTCTACGCGATATAACACGGTATAAGTCGTCATCTACCAGAGTACGTTCAATCTTCATGCCACGAGCGAACTGGGCGTGGGTGTAGTTCGTCTTATAACCTTCTCCGGTGTCATCATAAGGAACCTGTCCGGTAAAGGGTGCAAAGTCCAAGATGTCGCCGTCTTCCAAGTCATGTTCCACGGCCTTCATCGAATCCTGAATGTTGAATAAAATGGGTGCAATAGCTTGCAGACTTTCCAGCCACCAGGCATCGGAAAAGACTTTCCGTAAGCCTGGCTCCAACAGGTCCGGCCAGTTCGCTGATGTATACACTGATTCCTCCTATGTGAGATTCTAGGGGGAGTAAAGGCGGTTAAGCCCTTACTCCCCCGCTTTCAATTAGTGAGTACCTAGAACGCTCTGCGTGAACTCAATCAGAGAGTAAATCGCCGGAAACACGCCATTCACCGTAGGGAAAATGATGTTATCCGTTTTGGTCGGGTCCAAGATGACGTTATCGAATCCTACGCTTCTCACGTAGTTTTCAAGGACCGTCGCTTGCACCGCACCCTGAGCCGCCGTAGCAATACCAATCTTATCCGCTGCCGTGGTAAGCGTGAGTAAAGGCGCTCCCAAGTAGTAGATCTTCGCTACCTTATTCGCCGTGGTGATACCAGCCGATGTCGCGGTCTTCAACGTCGCCACGCCGCCTGATACGCTTGCCACGTAATGCAGTTCTCCGTTATCAAAGAATAACCATCCCCCTGAGATTGTTTCTAGGGATGTCACAGTGACTGAAGGCGTTCCAGTCGTTACAGCAGTCAACGTCAAACCATTGGTAAACACCAAAGGGGTTCCCGACAAAGCATTATCGTACTGCGCCTCATACAAGTTCTTAGAGTTCATTTCCAAGTCGGTGAGCAAATACTTGGTCCCGCCCGAAGGATCGTTGTCCAGAGTCGCCGCATTAAACGGTTGGTCCGTCACACCCAAGAAAAGACCGGCCATTGACGTATTGGCTGGAGCCACGATACCGTACCCCTGGTTGGTACCCTGGGTCGTTCCACGCACAATCGCCGCACCTTTCACGATATTGGTGGCGTTTCCAAACAGCGGCCAAGCCTTTTTCCATGACTGCCCCATTTCGGAGCTTCCACGATAAATCATAAATCTACCTCGCTAAAAATAGATAAAAGAGTAGGAAAGGGCTTATAAGAGAAAAGTCAAGAGGAACAACAAGAGGAGAGCTATTGGTTCGTAATATCCGTATTGCTTCCGAAATCGACTCCGACCAACTCACCGGTCGGATTGAATGTCCCGCACATCGGACAGCCGCTCACTACGTTTGGCTCTACCGACGTATACTGATAAGAAATAGGCGCGGCCCCAGCCGGAACTGGAAGGTTCACAGTAAGCGTTTTCGGAGCCGCATATTGGATGCCAGGGGAAAGAAGGGTATCACCTTGAGCATTGGTGTCATCGTCAAAGTTCCACCCGCACATGGCGCATAAACGGTGATGATCTGGTCTATCGGTGGGGTAGTTATACTTCGCCTGAATGATGGTTTTACCGTCACCGGCAGAACTAGAGGGGTGTAGATCACGAAACATTAAAAGCTCCAATCTTCCTCTGCCTATAGGTACGCTCTCGGTGGCAATTCGCGCACACCACATCACACTTCTCAAGTTCTATTTTAAAATCTTCTAAACTACAATGACTAGATGCACATATTTTCTTCTGCGATGGATCTCTGTGGTCAAACTCCATAATCCAAGGATTAAATTGTTTTCCACAATCTTTGCATGGTTGCATTTTCAACCTATTCTTAATTTCCATTCTTCTATCATTTGATTCTCTTTTAAGACGCTGGTAATTCTCTTTATGTTTTAAATAGTCATCACGTCTTTTCTGCTTACATGCTTCAGGATTATTAATCCGCCAGGTCTTTAATTGTTCATATCTTCTCTTAAGCATCTGTTCTCTTGTTAATCCTAAAGACCTCATTAAACCTTCCCGCCTCCGTGTTTACTCATCAACGCAATCAAATCCCTGTCAGCAGCCCCTGCCGACTTTACGTCAATCTCAGGGACTCTCACAGTTCTCTGCGTGATTTCTCGACGCCCCTGTTTCTTTTCCTCACGCATCGTCGCATAATCTTTTTCACTGACTCCCGCTATTCGGGCGTACTGCTTTTCTTCGTCTGTGAGTTGGCCCGCTTCTGATTCTTCCTCTTTATCCTTGCCGCCAAAACTCGCAGCGGCAGGATTATAGGCAGGAGCAATACGCTCGTTACGCCCGCCGCCAGGAGCAGTCTTTGCTTTAGGCTGAGAGTCCGGAGCCTTGTATCGTCCCGCATCGACTTCACGCCCTTTCACCATCCAGAAAATCTGCTCGGCCAGGTCCGCACCAACGGCAATCCCCTGATCCGTGTACTTTTTGTACTCGGCTTCGTAGGGTTCACGGAGCGAATCAAAGTCTTTGTGAGATTCTCGGACCTTGTTTTTGGAGAGTTCACTCACCATCGGGGCCTGCGAAACCGCTTTATCGCGCTGGTAGGTATCGAACTGGGCGTCCGTCCAGTTCATCTGCTTTTTCATCGTCTCGCGATAATCGTTTGCGGCTTTGTTGGCGTCAGCAGCCGGCTGGCTTGAAGGAACCTTCTCGTCCTTCTTTTCCGACTTCTCAAGTTTAGCCCTGACTTCTTCTAAAATCTTATCCGCGGCAGACGGTTCTTCTTTAACTTCTTCGTCTTTCACTTTCTCTTCATTAGCCATTTGCAATAGCCTCCTTAGCCCTGCCTAGTTGTTCCTGAAGTGCGGGAAGTTCGGTACGTGCTTTCTTTGATAACTCAATGATCTTCTTCGGCCTGTCCATCGCCATCTGCGCCTGCTCCTTTAAAATCTGATGCACAAAAATCGTGTGCGAGGCATCTTGCAAGAGCTTGGGTGAGTATTGGCTCATGCCTTCCAAACACGTATCAATCTCGGCCTGATGCGCCTGGATCGTCTGTTCAAGGTCTTTTAAAACCGCCAGAAAGTCCGACTCCGCCATAAGCCTTTCATATTTTTCACTTTTTTGCAACACTTCCGTCCAGTAGGCAATCGCCTTCTCAAACTCTGGAACCGTTGCCGCTATCTGATCGATCGGATTTTCCATGTCACCCCTTCTTTCCTAATGACCCTACACTTACGTCTGGACCACCCTGCCTTTTGCCTTCTGCCTGTTCTTTCTGATCTGGCTGTTCCCCAACCTTCTGCTGGATATTCCCATGTAGAGCCGCCGCTCCAAGATGCTGTGCTGCCTGTTGTTGCGCTTCCAGTTGTTCTTGCTGAATCTGTTCCAGCGACGGAAGCAAGGTCGTAATGTCTTTTTCTCCGGTATCTCGGAGTGTGCGCTTAATGAGTTCGTGCCGTCGCTTAGGAACACCACCTATCATCGGCTCCTGATTCCAAATCTGCCACCGCACCAAGGCCCGTTGTTGCATCGCGTCTTTGTTGTCCATAACAGTTGTTCGAGCAACCGCTACGTGCATGTTCTTCGACCGCAACTTCGTGCGCTGGATTTCATTACGAATCCATTTCTCAGTTTCGGGATTGTATTTGGCAAAGGGAATGACCATGTTCGGAGCAAACTGGTAAAAGAGTTCCAGAATCTGAGACCCTACTTCATTGGTGGCAGGAAGAAGTTCTTTGATATAGTCGTCCACGCGGATATTGGATTGCTGGATTTGAGCCTGCGCCTTCTTACCGGAAGCCCTTGGATCCTTCGTCTGAGGCGTACCCGCTCTTAAGGATGGAGAGTTCCCCACCAACCACTCCGCTAACTGGAACAACGTCTGCTCTTCCTGCTGGCTTTGACCCATATCCGTCTGCTTGATTTCTAACTGCGTCATGCCATCCGATTTATTGACTACAAAAACCACGCCTGGATAAAAGTGCTGGTCTTTACGGGAGAAGTCAATCGAAGTCTCAGACAGGAGTTTCTTGAAACTTGGAACCGTCGAAATGGCTCGTGAGTCGATACGTAGGTGGTGTTGGGTATCGCATTCCTCATTTAAGTCCCAGAGCATATCGGTCAAGCACCGGCCTTGTAAGCGGTTGGTCTTTTTTCTTATTCTAAAAGGGATATGGTTAATACGGTTATGCCAGTAGGGGTAATCTTCAATCCGCAAAAGATGTTTGGTCTTGGGGTTATACAGAACATGATACAACTCTTCTTCTCCATCATTGTCCAAGTCTATCCGCAAATTGCCACGGATTGGATAATATTCATCGGAGGTACGAATCGGCGTCGATGAAATGCCTTCGTTACGGTTCTGCTGCTGAGAGATGTTATCTATCGGAGTCGTTTCGCCTGGCTGCTTTAACATCAACTCTACTTCGTCTTTATCCAGCCACTTATTTTTCGCTCCCACCCTAAACCAATTCGCCCGTTGCTTGAATTGTTCTCCGTGGAACACTGTGTATTCTAGATTTGGAGCATCCACGGGGGCTCTCACAAAGTCCTTGAGTTCGACAATCCTGAGTTTTGGACCTCGGTACTTCACGACGTTTTCTTCGATCTTGATTTGAACCTGTTCTCCTGCTGCCAAGGCTGCGATATACGAAGTGTACTGCGCCTCCGAGATGCCAGCCTTTTCCGGCGAATCAAATTCCGCCTGAAACTCTTCGATCGTATCATAGGCGTCTACCCGATACTGCTTCCCGATTTCTTCCACCCAGTCCAAAACCCCGATCGATAACGGTGTCACCATCGCGTTGTAGTAGGCTTCGGATAACGATTCGTTGATACGAAGCTGGATCTTGCTTACGAAGTTCAAGAACCACTCCACGTTAGGATCTACTTCTTCACCACCAACTGATGGAGGGATTTCTTCCTTGACCATCCAGATTGGGTCGTTATCAAGAATGGTGGAGGTCACCAGACTATGCAGCCCCAAAGCATGAATCTCAATCAACGGAACCATCAACGAACACGCCCCAGGCCAGGGATCGGTCTTAGGACTGGATATTCCTTCCAAGCGGTTGTTGTATTTAAGGAGTTTGGAACGCAGTAGGCTCGTGTTGTTATTCCATTCGCGGTAACACTGATCTAAGAGATCAACAACCTTCTTCTTATCGGCTTCACTAAGGTTTAAACGACGGCGGTAAATACCGTGTTTAAGCGTAGCAAGTCGAGTGATCTTTGTCTTCGGATCAATCTCTTGCTCTTTCGGCGCTGGCGGCGTTAGCCCCAACGCCACCTGCTCGTCAGATGTCAACGTCGGCATTTAGGTGGGTTTCGATAACGGCGCTTTCTTTGAGCCCGGCCACGCCATAGCCGGTGTGTTCTGAATCCGACGTTCAAACGACGCTGAAGCTCGGTCTTTCTCGGACGCTGGCGGCGTCTTTTCCTGAAGCTTCTTTCCTTCACCTGTCTTAAGTTGTTCCTGTCCGATTGTAGTGTACCTCCGATTTTTGAGGGTTATCTCCCTGATTTAATAAATCCTCTAATCCCTTTTCTTGCACTAAAATTAAATTTAGCTCTACCTTTATCTCTCATATCCTTCAAATTTTCAGCATTAGTTCCTAACCATAAATGATCCGGATTAACACATGGAGGATTATCACAAGTGTGACAAACAAATTTTCCCTTTGGGATTTCTCCCCTAAATAGTTGCCATGAAACTCTATGCGCCCATAACTTATCTTTTCCTACTCGAAACCGACCATGACCCCACGAATTTCCTTTATGACCTATCCATTCCCAACAGCTATCCGTTTTTAGAGTATAACGGAGAAAACGATCAAGAAGCGTTTCAGACTTTCTCCAAGTTTTCATTCGTCCTCGCTTTCGTTTGGTTGTTCTAGGCAAATTGGCTCCGAACCTTCTCCGCCTAACGCTAAATCTTCCGTCAAGTCCGTGAGTTCATCGTCCATTACTTATCTTTAGACTTTGATAATGCCCTGAAAGCATTAAGTCCGCCTGGAGAATTTTTATTAAATTGAAGATTGGCCTTATCTACATATCGAGTGTCAGGATCGTTCATTTCTTTTCCACCGGTAAATTTAGAGAACTCTTTCCTAGCTTTATCCAAATCAGAAACAGCCTGTCTTCTAGACCCGTTAGAACTCATTTATGCCTCCTATCAACATTCTTACGAAGTCCTGAATTTTTATAATTAGGAAATGTTTCCCCATTAACGAGTTGCTCAAATGATAGATCTGCTTTACTTTTTGGCGTGTCATCGAAACCTGCTTTTACTCTATTACTTGGTTCTTCACTATCAAAAAAATCATCCAAGTTGTCTGAGTGCTTCTTGAAATTCTGGAACTTAATATCGACGCGGCTTTCGGTCTTTGGCTGGAACTTTTCATGTCGGCTCATATCGGGAACCTCCTTCGACTATTGCCCATCATGCTCTCTAAATCTCGATCTGCGGTGTTCTCATTATGATGAAACGGCGACGGCATATTGTTGTGAATATGAACCTCCACCTTCGACGACTCTTCTTTCTTCGGTTCCACCGGAGGCGTTTCTTCTGGTTTAACCGACGCCATCAACGCTTCCCAGTTTTCCTTGGTAAACTTACGGCGCTTCTTTTTAATAGCCACGCAACTTTCCCAAAGCAAGGTCGGCGGGATTGGCCTTACGCGGTGACATCGTGTTCTGATTCACCGAGACTGGCCTGACCCCCGCCTTCATGTTCTTGGACTTTCCCCTGATCTTATGCCTGCCTTTTGGTCCGCCCATTTTTTTCATATTAATTTACGAGACCTGGCTTGATGATCCCGTTCCTTTTCTTTTCAATCATTTCCCTCACCGCTGCCTGCTGGTAATGCGCCTTCACCAAATCCTGAGCTAAGACCAAGGACCCGATGGCCTCCGCAAAGGCCGCTGGCTTTCCGTCCAAGTAAATCGTTACCGTCATAACGCCATCTTTAACAACGGCCTGGTTTAAATTATTGTTCTGTTCCGCTGAATCCATTATCGTCCACTCGCTTTCTTATGTGCCTTCGCTGAAGCTTTCTTCGCTTTGGCTACATGATACGGCAACTTCTTCCCTTTGGGTGTCGCTGACTCAAACTCTTTCGCCACCTTCGGGTTGTTCGCGTACAAGTACCCGCGTTGCGCCTGAGACCTGAAAGGCATTACGTTTTTCCAGCGGGCCTTTTTCCGAACTTCTTCTTCGACGGTTTTAAGGACGCCTGCATCCCCGCGTTATTGCCTTTGCCGTAACCCATCGACTTCCTAGCCTTACCGTAGGAATCTTTCATCATGTCCTTACTTTTTACCACTTATGGCCTCCTTGACTTTCGCCATCCAGCCCTTGGGCTTGGCGGGTTCCATTACCATCGTCTCCGGCTCTTTCAACAGATACAACGGAAAATCTTTTTTACAGGTTCCGCAGTACCAATACCAACCATGACGATTGACTCGATCCATCGGCTTCTTGCACTGTGGACAATCGTACATTCTTTTTTCGTGGAAGAAAATAGAGGTTCGATGCGCCCCTCGCATATTCCGGTTATCACTCATCAGTTCCACGTAAGCGTTGTTCATCCGTATCCAGAGCGACTTTGACTCATGAAACTAGGCCGTGCAACTTCTCGATGCTGATGCGTAATCGTGGTCTGATGCGCGTACCAAACCGCAATCGCCAAGGCCATCACGCAATCATCTTTGAAACCTTCTTCAGCACCGGTCTGGATCATTGTGATTCCTGTCTGAGCATTGGTCGTCGCCGCGTGAACAACAAACGTGCAGAGTTGATCGATCGTCTGTTTATCGTAAATAACTAAAAGCAAGTCTCTCAGAGACGATGAGAGTTTATCTATTATTTGGGGTTTCGTCTTTACGTTAGTATGGAACCCGAACTCTTCCGTCTCCACCCACTTACCGCCATCTGTAATCACCGACTTCGCCATCCGGCAGATATTCGGGTAGTACATTTCCGCTAACTTCGTGACCGTGACCGCGCCTGGGCCGTTTCTTTCGGGTGCGATGAGCGCCATGTTGTAGTAAGAGCCCAATGCAAAAAGCTTCCGAGCCAGATCATCAGGAGCAACGTGGCCGTGGAGGTGAGCCACCACTTGCCATGTGTTTCTCGCCAGGACCTGTGCGCAGGCTTCATCATGAGAAAGCGCGGATTCACAACTGTCCGCTCCTATGACGTACTGCCATTCGGGTTGGACTTCCTTGTAGATTTTGAGGAACCCCTGCGGGTCGGCCATAGGACTCGGACGACGGCCCACCATTTCAAGTTCTCCTCTAAACTTCGGCACCGCCTGCACATGCACTGCCTGTGGGTCCGTAAGGCGATCCGGAAAGACGCGGCGGGATGTTGACTTAAATGCTTCGCGATCTGACAAAGGGTACTCGACTTCAAACTTATCCTGGTCGCCATTGTACACGTCCTGGATCTGATGCCTGCGCCAGTTCATCTGCTCAAGCGTCAGTTGATGGAACTTCATCACTGCCAATTCCTCTTGCGTCATGGTCCTGACAAATTGTTCTTTAACGCTTTCGATAATGAACGGCCTCACGTATTCCTCGTGGTCTTTCCAAGGCAGGAAGATTGGGATCCACTCCGTCTGACCCTGTTCGTAGAGACGTTTCTTTTCCTGCCAGAATTGATGGAAGTCACCCAGGCCATTAGCTGTAGTTTCAAGCATGAGGATAGTTTCGGGTTGGTCAGGTATTGAGGGTAAGAGTCCAGCCATAAGTTCTTTAAATCGCGGGTAGAACGCGACTTCAGTGAGGTGCGCGTAGCGGTAGGTGTACTTTCTTCCAGCGCGTTTATTATTAGCCGTCTCAATACGGATGCCTGACTTGGTATGCAGAAACTCCATGCGCCGCTCATCCGACCGGTTTTTCTTCGGCGTGAGATGCGGGTGCTGTCTGGACATTCCGTCATAGAAGGTCTCGTTCATCTTGAAGATGTCTGAGGCGCCTTCCTCGTCGTCGGCTAAAACTAAACCCTGGCTCACCCCGCGAAGAGAACAAAAGGCATAAATCAAGGCCTCGCATAAAGTCGAAGTCCCCATCTGACGGCTTTTGAGAATCACAATCCTTACGGGAATTGCCTGTCGTCTTTGTTTCTGAATCGCATCGATGATTCGTCTTTGGCTCGAGTTCATCTTGAACGGCATCAAGTCGCCGTCCTTGGTCTTGATCTGTAAGTACCCCTTCTTGAGTATCGCTACCGGATCGTCTGAGAACGCTGATTTCTCCAGCATCATCGCCGTATGGGGATCGGAAGGATCGATCGGGCGCTGATAAGGCACCGGCGTCAGGTCCACTAAATCGCCTCAAAGGTCGTAAAAGATTTTGCATGCCAAATACCAAGTCCTGCTCCATCCGGTTTTTCAATGCGCGAAAGTCGTGCCACTCGTACCACGGTGTTTCCTTTGGCTTTGGAGTATTCAATGGCGAGCTTCCCCGCTTCCTTAACCACTGGGTCTAACTGATGCGGTTCATGGTTCTTGCCTTCAATACAAAGCACTACATGGCTGCCACTGGCCCACACCACATGCAACCACAGGCACTGGGGATGAAGCGCCTTATGCTCGGCCACCAGGCGTTCATTCGACATCGCGTTCTGACCCACCCAGGCCGTGTACCCATCCAGGTCGCGTTCAATAACGGCATAGATATCCTTCGGCGGTAAATCATTTTCCTCTATGCGAGCCAAGATATCAGTGGGCAAGAGACGGATCAGGTAAAGAAGGTAAAGGAGGGGGCTGCAAGAGCTTGACCGATTCCGAGAGTTTGTTGATTTCTTCTACAGTGTCCCTTAATAGGGAAACGGTGTCGTAAAGAACCACAATCGGGTCCACGACTTTATCCGGTGAGATGATCGGTTCCTTGTACTCGCGGTAGGCCACGGCCAGATTCACCCATCCGTTGGCGTCCGTATTCATCTCAAAGGCCAAGGGTTCCCCGATATTCAAATCGTTCATCCACTTCTCAATATCCGCCATAAATTTAAACGGCTCCCTGCGAAAGAACCTGACCCGTACCCCTGACTTTAACTTAAAATCCGCTTCGGTCTTAATTTCCGGCATGAACGCCATGAGCTTCCTCCTTGGTTTCAATAGCTTCAATTTCTTTCCACTTACACCAACGCCACGATTCCCCCTTTAACGGGTCATCGTATTTGTCGTCGTCATCCATAATGTCGCCATCCAACGTAAAGCCCGCGGCTCCGTTAATAATCACCACGCTGCCTACCGTTACTTCCGGTATCCGCCACGCAATCACCGGATCAATCGCTTCCACCACGCCTCTACGAAAGGCATGATTCCAATGCTTCTTCTGGTCAATCAATTTTAAACCTAGAGGATTATGATAGTCGTCCTTAATAGGAAGCATCTTAATTAAAACTCTCCGTCTCGGCTTGACGCGACCCGCTAATAAACTCATGCCACCCCAAAGTTCGTCAAGTAGCCTTTGCCGTTACATTGGCTGCATCCCATAACTCCTAAACTCTGATTGTTCGAGTTCTGTTCCTTCGTTCCCGCGTCATACCTCACCACGTAATCCGTATCCGTGTACATCCCACCTGAACCATTACACTGTGCGCAAATCGTCGTATGGATACCCTCGCTTTCTTAAACTCCAAAGTTCCTATATATTCCAGTGCCATTGCAGCCATTACAGATGCTCTGCGTTGGCTGACCGTTCACCAACTCCACATTCTGCGACCCCGCAAAACAAGGGTCAATGTCCGTACCCCCCACCAATATCCCCTGTTTCAACTGCACCTTGTCCCCGCTTCCACCACAGTCCGGACATACCGTCATAATTTCTCCTTCTTCCTTAAAACTACATCAGGAATATAATCTTCCGGATCACATCCACATGAAAACGGTTCGTGACCCGTGTCCAGCTCATGAATCGTCATGTACGTTTTTCTTAACATGGATAAATGAAGCATCTGAAGACGACGATTGATAATCTTTTTTAATAGCTCCTCCGGAAGAAGAAGATCCTCTTTGGAAACGCTAACTCCCCGAGCCCATGTAAAACCCATGTTCCCGCTTTCCAATGGAGTACAGAAAACTTTTTTCACCCGATCTGAATAGCTCATAACTTTTCAAGCTCCAGCATCATACCCTGCATCTTAGTAATACGAAAGAGCGCTCTGCCATGCCCATAAATCTGTACCAACTCGTCCACCCTTAACTTCGGTTCTACCATCACGTCGTCATTCACTTCCGGCAAATGACTCGTGTTGGAACACGACGGACAAATATGCGGGATCATGCTAACACCTTTATCCTGCTATAACGAAATCGTTTGTAATGAATCGTATCACATCCGCAATATCGACATACACGTTGCCCAACTTCTCCAAACTCTTTTGTCATACATCTGATTCGCTTTGTATCTACCCAAGGCTTTCTACAATTACTACATATTGCAGACTTTAAAATCGGAATCTTCATGATTTCACCGGCACACTGAAAATGTGTTCGTGCGTGTACGTCAAGTGACAGTCAGGGCAAGTGACTCGCGCTTCCTTCGACTGAAACTTCAAGGGAAGCCTTATCCACGTCGGATGAAAACCTTCCACAATCTCCGTATGACAAATTGATTCCTGCCATCCTAGTTCGTCCCTGAATACCAATATCCGATCGCCTTCATGTATCGCGTCTTGCATCCCCTGTACCACTAAATTCCCATTAGCCATCGTATCCCCAGGCAACGCCGTAAAGTAAAGCTTCACTATCGGTAAATTCAATAAGTCCATCACCGCGGTAACACCGGCTGACCACAACCGTCCCGCACTTCCTTGAACGCTCGGTCTAAATCTTTATCGATCTTCGATCGGAAGTTGTTCATCGGCATCAACAGAAATGTCTTAACAGGTTCACCGTTTGGAATCGATACGGTTCGTCTTGCGATCAATGTGACCTTTTTGTTTTTAGTGCGCATAGCCTTTTTGTTTTGCTTGCGCAGTAATTTGGGTCTGGATATAGATAAATGATTCCCCGTTTGGGTTTGGGGGGCGGATCGCTTGCCCGCGCGCACACGCCTGGCCACGCCCCCGCGAGTGCCAGCTATCCTTCTAACCATGCCATTCACTTGCGATAACGTTTATTATCATTCGTTCTATCGAGAGGATGCACCCTATACGTGTTTTGGCTTTCATTTCTATGCGTGTTCTAGAGCAGTGCTATTTATTCTTCGCCGCTTTGATCCGCTTCACAGTCTCAACAACCTCGGCATCAATGGCATCCTGGATGCCCGTAGAACGCGCTGTAGCTTCGCTAGAACTCATCTTATGCTGTACTTCGACTTGGATCTTAGGATTATAAACTTCTGGCATGTAAGCGTTAAGCAGACACATTCGATCAAAAGCGCCTGCATGAGTCTTCGCCACTGTAAATCTAACCTCATTCACATCATCAATGCTTCGATAGCGGATCATATCAACACATTGCGCGAATGATTTATCGAGAGTGTAATGATTCTGGAAGGTATAGCGAGAAATTCCAACTTGTGAGCAAGCCCAGGTGATGTTCCAACGCTGCAAAAGCTTTAATAGTATTAATAATTTTTGTTTTACATTGAACTTCGATAATGGACTTATCCCTCCCAAACTTCCCACTCGCTGAACCTCTGAACACTTGAGAGATTGCGTAAGGAATCCAGTTTCCTCATCTTCGATCAAACTATTTGCGTTAAAGGATCCAGCTATTTGATTAGGAGCTTCAAGGAGGTAACTAGCTTGCGGATTCACGGTCCATATTTAACATTTAAATTTATGCTTGTCAACTTCTTTAAATAAACCTACCTTCTCGGATAAGAGAAAGCTCAAACAACCAGCGCTAAGCTATAGATGATTAGAGATTAAGCTGTAAAGCTATTCCACAAGTCTAAATAAGCACGTTCTCTAATGACGTTGGATAACCGTTCCCTGTTATAAGATATCCGAGAGCAGGGACTAGCCAGGATAGCGCCGGTTGTTCGCTTCTTTTGTCGAGATGATATGCTTGAACTCGTGCCGAGAGTCATCGGCAAACTTTCTTTAAATCCGATTCTGAATAGGGTACGACCCGTTTATTAAGCGGGACGTTTTCAATAGGAATAGTTTGAGGGCAAGTTTTTATCGCGTATTGTTCGCAGCCGTTTTCATCGCAGAGATATTCTCCCATATCGATGTAACGGCAAGGATCTGGGTATTGAGAGACATATTGAAGTTGCTGTGTATCGGCGATTTCTTCTTGAGCTTCGGCAGCGCGTTGAAGTTGATACTGGGTGTTCCAGGTATCGTAATAATCCGCGGAGAGGGGAGAAGTGAGGAGGGCTAAAATTAAGAGAGGCCGCCCCGATCGCCCGATCAATCCAAAACATTTCGGCGAGGCAGCCACTTTTAATTTCGGATTGTTCATAGGCGATAGTGAAATCCTAGCAAATCCCCTAAATCTTGTCAAGTCCCTAAATTTCGACGCACACATTTTCGATTACAGCGATTATTCCTTGGCCTTTGATACTAGATGACCTTGACTATCACAAACATAAATGTTATAAATGATTGTACCAACATTACATATATAAGGAGATTCGATCATGCCAACCTATTCCACGCTCCATATTTACCTGGGGAAAGATTCAAAGGCCGTAGAACTTGAAGCTAAGATGCGCGTAGCGGCCGATCGCGCCGGACTCACTCTAAACTCTTGGATCACATCCGTTCTTAGAGCAGCCGTTACTAAAACTGTTGTAAATGAATAGTTTTAATCAACATTAGTTATTGACATAACATAACTACCATGATAGGATATATCCAGACGTTAGAAATCATACCAGGGGGCTAACATGAAAACATTTAAACACACAGTCGATTCATTCAGACTCGCCAAGTATCTAACAAAGTATCAGGGCGAATGGCATAGCATCTCTAACGACGCTCAAACCCAAAAAGCATTGACCCGTTTAATGCGAGTCGTTAAAGGACATTACGAAATAGTGACTTATGACGTGGCACAAACCCAAGTCAAATATTTTCAAGAGAAGGTGGCCTAACATGAGCGATATAACAGAGTTCATGCGAGAAGCGAGAGAGAAATCAAAAGACGCCCCAAGCCTGCAAATGGCCGCGCACAACCTGGGACTTGTTTTGAAGTCCAAGGGCTACAAAGAATCCAATGGGGACGACTGGTTAGGGACTCCGATAACAGACGCTATCCGGTCCATGAACCGTATCATACTATCCTGGCAATTCATGGAAGATCAAAACGCGGACTTATTAGAAGCTGTGAAATGGGCTTATGACGCGGCCAAAGATCACGGCTATTTCAATCAGGTAATCGAAGATCGAATAGCCCAAGCGGAGGGGGAATAACATGCGCCACTACTTCTTAACCGCCGCCGGCTGTACGATCCGTTGTAACGAAGTCACGCTGTTGGGTTGGGTGGATTATGCCCTGGACAAAGGGCATTTTCCGCTCATTGAACTGATCCAAGAAACTACTAACGAAACGAAAGGGGCTAACTAACATGGAAACTATGACAAAGACGCAATGGAAAAGAGAGCAAGCGTTACGCGGCGCTCTAGCTGTGGCGCGGGTGGCTGATGTGTCTATCTCTGATGCTTACTTGGTGATCGATGCCTTTAAGCGCTATGAGCGTAAGTTGCAACGCTTGGCAGAGATTGAGTGCAATGGCTATCCTAAACCTGTCGTCGAATATCGTGAAGGTAAACGATACGAATACAACATCGAAGATGAAACGCTGAAAGCGAAGTGCATGAAACGAGAGGGACAGCTTATGCACAAGGTTATGGAACTCGCGCAAGCGCATAAACTCGTCGCTGAGTTTCAAGGCGATCCCCGGGGGCTGATGTTTCGCCTGACGTATCAGGGCCAGGAGGTCAATTACTCAATCTGAGGTTAGCCCCTTGGACGCTGTCCCTGACAGGCTAGACCTTATGCAGGGGCAGCGATGCAAGGGTACTAACTATCAAAGGGGATCACAGTGCATAAGCTCTTGAAGTCTATTGCTGTTGCCGGTCTTTGTGCGTCTACGTGCAGCGGCTCAAATCTCGCTGGCGCCCAGAGAATCCATAGGATCCTGGTTCGCGAGGGCTCAAAGGTGCCCGTAACCGATATTAAGTGGGTCTTAGATGAAATCGATAGGAACCTGGCGCTGTTCTTTCCCCGCGGTCCCTTCACCAAATCTGATCTAATCGCGATCGCCATGACAGAAAGCCGTTTCAATAGGCATTGTGTGGGCACGTCAGGCGAACGCGGCGTGTTTCAGGTTATGCCAGGCTATCACCACGCTGGCGACCTCTCCGCGATCCCCCTAAACACGCGCCTGGCCTTCCTAATCTTGCGCCAGAAGCTCAAAGAACACAAGGACAAGCGCAGGGCCATAATTGCCTATAATGGATTCAAAATTTATAGAGGAAAATTGAGAGATTCTTACTGGATTGCTGTTAATAAACAACGTCAAAGAATAAAGGATTTATCATGAATATGCAATGGAAAGACGTTGACGCTATAGATCGTTTCATGTCAAAAACAGACGTAACAAATGGTTGTTGGTACTGGAAAGGTTTAACCCAGCGCGGTTATGGCGTTTTTAGTATTCATTGCCGCCCAATGAGGGCACATAGATTTATCTATGAATACTGCCGAGGTAAAATACCAAAAGGGTTAGTTCTAGATCACTTATGCAGAGTAAAAAATTGTGTTAATCCCAGTCATTTAGAGGCTGTAACGGATAGGGTAAACCTTCTTCGAGGTATTGGAACAGCAGCAATTAATATTAGAAAAACCCATTGCTTAAGAGGTCATCCTTTGAACGGTTCAAATCTGGGTTTCCAAAAAAATGGTAGGAAGTGTCTAACATGCCGAAACTATCAAGCTTGGTTAACTAGAAATATTAATGGCGACATTCACATTTATCACATGAAATTAAGGAAAGATCGTTTGAAAGATGTTGTTTAATATTGACATCTTTTACTATCTTATATATAGTTCACTCGTTATTTAGTGGCTCATTCCATTCTAATTGGAGGTCAAAATGTCTCTTTCCATCATCTGCGCACATCGCTGGGGCGCTCCTATCCCAACGTCAATCCAAAACGATAAAGGCGAACTCACGCCCGCCACGCTTCGCTATTGCCCTGGTTGTACCACGACTTGGCGCACTGACAAACCTGAGCCGCGGGTTGTTACGGGTTTCTTAGAGGATCTAAAAGAAGTGGCTCCTTCCAAAAAAGAAGATTAGTATGCGGTGGGTTGTGGCTGCGGTAATGATGTGGCTCATCGCAGGTTGCGCTCCTACCTGCCATATCATGCGCCCCGTCTTTGAACCGCCTATCTCTTTACGCTATAACGCTTGCGTAGACCATCCCAGGATAAAGATAGATTATGAGAAGGGTGTATTAAATGAATAAGAAAATAGCGGCTATTACGATCTATGTCGGGTATGGCCCCGAAGAGATTGAATACAAGAAGCGCTTGCAGAAGATCGCGGAGAAGGAAGGTAAAACAGCCTCAGATTTGATCCTGGATGCGTTTGAATACTGGATGGCGAACGATTACTTGAAAAGAGACGAGAAGTACGTTAGAAAGCACCTTCCCAAGCCTCCAGAACCCCTTAAAATTCCTGTTGTCAAGCCAAGTGTGGCTCGTTCCATTGCCTACGATGACTTAGAAGACCCCCCCGCCCCTCGTCCCGACCCCTCGTATGTCATGCCTTCTAGTCGTCCTAAGGATTCTGCTGATGTTCCACCTGATCCGGCGTAGGATGTAAGTCCGTATCCGGCGCCGGTGCTTGTTCCGGTACGGCATGGGCCGCTTCTCTGAAGGTGTGAGCCGAGTTCATCGCCTGCACGAAGTCTGAGCAGGCCTCTTGTTCATCCCCGCAAGGAACGACTGCGGCTTCTCCCCCTGGCAGTTGATGTTCTGCCAGGACTTGATGCGTGGCGACGCCATCCCCATAATCCGTTGTATCAAGAGCAACCGTCCATGGCAATACCAATAATACCCACGGGATCCATTTCATAACAGTCTCCATTAGTTTATTAACCCCACTTCCAAAGCATCAGTGACAAGAGCAACAGCGGCATTAAATAGATGGGCCAAATTCTTTTTTCCATTGGTTAACTTTTCGCTTTAAGTTCTCACAGAATGAACAGCTACACAGGCCACATGCGTTCTGACTTATATTCTTTACCAAATCAGCTTTGTCGGCAATCTCTCGCAAGAGTTGGAGTTCTGTCACTTCCACCCGTTCCTCCACATCAGAATTAAAATCACCGCGATCAATAGCAAGTCACCGTAGAACATAATACCGGCATTGCGCTTGTTATGTTTTCCCCACGAGGCGTAGTCGTCAGGGACGTGACTAATGCCAATGACAGTACCGGAAGCTAACGTAAAGTCATTCATAAATGATCCGCCACAAACAAATAAGCAGACCAAAAGAGGCCCCATACAAGAAACCACACCACACACCAGAACAGGGAGGGATGGGAGGTCATTCTGGTATCCATCCTTCATCTGAAAATTTTGTTATAGGACGGTTTCTATCAAGATCATTGAACAACTGGGCGATAGCTTTCATTCGTTGGACAGTATAATCTGATCCTTTTGGGTCTTCGCAAACGATTTCCTTATATTCGTCACGGTAAACCAAAGCTGTGTAAGAACTAGGTTGCCCCCATTTTCTTGTTCCGCAGTTTTTAATTTTTCCATCTTCTATCTCATGAACCACTTTCCACGGCCCCTCCGCTCCCCACGCTGTGCTTGCCAACAGCACCCCGATCCACAGCCAGGAGCGGGTCATGGCGCTTTCCTGATTTGGGCGGCGATTGCATCTTGTGGTACTTCATTACCACAATCACAGGGATAACATTTATTTCCTTTGTCATTACATCGCCAGTTCTCCGCAATCTTCGCTGCACGTTCGCGTTCGTCGAGACGGATTTCTTTAACGACTTCTTCTACACGATTATTATGAAGCCGTCTATCCTCTTTAAATGCTTTCTCCATCGCCTCAGAGAGCAGGGATTCGATTTGTTGAACACAAAAACATTGTTGATCGTTTGTCTGAGCACTTTTATGAGAACAAAGATTTGAAAGTTCTTTACATTTGACCGCCAGCTCTCTTTCAGGGGTCATTCTTTTTCGCTCCCGTCCGACAGGGCGGCTTTAGCTGCATTCAAAACAACGACTCTCGCCGAGGGCGAACCGTCCTTTTGCTTGTCAGGAATTGAAAAACCATCCATTATCGGTTCCATCCAGCCTACCGCTAATTTCAACGCCTCTCTCAATTTCTCCACTTTCTTTTCCAAGAGGATGTTGCGGGATTCGAGCGGTTTAATAGCTTCCGCATACCAAGCAGAAACCATATCCACAATAGCTACATAATCTCCGTCGTGCTTAACCACGTCTTTTATTTCAATTGCTAAATTGTTAAGTTTATCACTCATCGTTTCGGGGCCTCGCTTTGAGACAGCGTTTGCAGGTGACTCTTTTCCAATAATTTGAAGCATGACAAGTTCTAAAGTTTTGACAGGCAGTTGAATAGCATCTCTCTCCCATTGCAATGTAAGAAATAATTTTATGTATTACTCGCTTTTTCATTCAGTCCCTTCCTCGCGGCGACGGAGAGGCGTCATCCCCATTGCTCTGCCATAGCGTCTGCGATGCCTTGAAGTGTTCGACTACGTTCTTTCCAGCGATTCGGCCCTGGCGATGCGTAATGGACTCTGGGATTACGTCCAGCAACAATTTTGGTTGGCTTCAACTTCGGCAGATTCTTAAGCCACAGGCATGTTGCTTTTGTTTCAGAGTGCCCGAATTGCCAGGGTTGAATGATCTGATCGGGTTTGCGAATTTTCGACGAAATTACCGATATGGGATTTTCTATGGCTATCCTTGGGATTGGAGCGTCCATGAGGAAACGTACAAATTCCAATGCTTGATCCTGTTCTTCTTTACGATCTTTAAACCACCGAGCCCCAGACACGGCTAAGTACGTGCAGGGAGGATGAGCGATTAGCAAATCATAATCAGAACGAAGGTTGTCCAATATATCTCCTTGGATATGGTTATGCGTAGGAATTTCGGACGGGAGTAAATCGCAACTAACTGCAAAGTGTCCTCGCTGTTTAAAAGCTTCTCGGACAATTCCGCTAAATTCGCAAGCCACCAACACTTTCATCTTCCCCTCCGACGGAGAGCGGTCATTTTGCCTTCTCGCTGAATAGCATGAACTTCTTTCCATTGAATCCAATCGGCCAGAACCCGAGCTTGTGAACTTCCCACAAGGGAGTGAACGGATTTTTCTGTTTCAATAAATCCCCAGCGGCGTCCCAAGCGGCGGCCCGAGCGGCGTCCCGAGCGGCGTCCCAAGCGGCGACCCCAGCGGCGACCCCAGCGGCGTCCCGAGCGGCGTCCCAAGCGGCGTCCCAAGCGGCGGCCCAGCTTTTTAGAATTTCAATATCGAAATCGAGTTTGAAA